CGCTATATAGCGGATCTCGCGCATACTTCATGGGTCCGGGCGATTGGAGAAATGAGAAAAAAACTGGTAGAGGTCAGCGAACAGCCGAAGCTAATACATATGCACAAGGTATTTTCTCTACAGCGCAAGCAGTACAACGAGGTAGCTTTGGTCAAGTCATCACCCAACGCAACGCAATGCCTGAGCAATTAAATAAAAATGTTACAGCCATGGCTTCTTTAACATCACTGCATGAGGAAGTGAAAGCACAACTGGCAACACTGCCAAAAGATGTTAAAGACATGAATGATCAACAAAAAGCTCGTTATAAAGATTTGATCGCTCAGGAAAAAGCTGTGGCTACAGCAATGAGCGATACAAGTTCTGCAGTCAATAACTCTTTACGTGCTGCTCGTTCAGACCAAGACCAGATTCGTAAGGAACGCACAGAAGAATTAAATCTTCGAAGCGAACAACTCCAAACTCAAATCGCCCTTGTCCAATCTGAGATGAAAGAAGCTTTCAACCCAGAAGAAGATAATGATTTGAAAGGGTTCAATGCGAAGCAAGGTAAATTATTCAATCAGCTTAAATCTTTGCAGCAAGAACAAGTAAAAAATAAAGCTGAATTGGAAGTATTGCAAGCTACTGAATATGCTAACAATTCTACAGATTATTCTGTTTCGAAAACCGTAGCAGCTATTGCAGAAGAACGTTTGAACCGAGAATTGGCGACAATAGATAAGGATATTGAACAAAAGCGTAAAGCTCAGTTAAAAGCATCTAGTAAAGCATTCTCCGATTTGATTAAAAAGCAAAACTCAGAGTTTGTTGATGAGATGAAAGAAGCATTGAAGCAATTGGATGAACCTTTCCAAGATGCTTTGAAAACTAATGAGTTCAATCAAGTTACCTCTACATGGTCGTTGGAAGATCAACTCGGGTTGACTGATATGCATAACCGTCGTGCAGGTATGGACGATCCACGTTTCAAAGATCAGTTTACCAATATTGAACGCGAAGACTTAGACCTTGCAATTCAACGTCAAGCAGCTACTGTTGACGAAGTGAATATGAACTTCACCAAGGCTGAGTTGGATGTTACGCTTGAGCAAGTGCAGAAGATTCAAGCTAAAATTGCTGAACAGCAAATTAAACTTGAAGATTTCCAATCACAACAAGCAAAACTGTTGGCAGACAACCTCACTGGTCAAGAACTGGAATCGGCTAAGATTGATCTTGATAAACAAATGCGTAAGCTGAAATCAGAGATGTTTGGTAGCCGTGATGATATTCTCAAACTTCAACAACGCGCACGTGAACTACAGAACAAATTGGATTCAGCAAGTCCAGATCTTCCTGCAGATAAATACAACATTGCTGACGCAGCGAAAAGTATTGCTCGACGCTCTGTTCGAAATGATGAATCTACTGCAGGACAAGAACGAGATCTGGAAACAACCATTGGTGGTATTAACTCAGCGTTCCATAACCTGATCAATACTGCAATTGAAGCCAGTGATAACGTAGATGATTTCTTTAAAATCATCACAGGTGGTTCAGGTAAATCACGTGAAGCTTTCAAAGCATTTGGGTACGAGATCATCTCCACACTTGCTAAGGTGGTTCAAGACCGTATGGTGAATAAATTTGTATCCATGATGGTTGATTTCATCTTCGGTGGGGCTAAACAATCAAGTAGTGCTGCTCTAAGTGGTCGACTAATGGGCCAAGGCGGTTCAGTAAACAACGGTTCAGGTTGGTGGCAGCAAGGACTTGGTATGTTGATTCAAACAGGTATTGGGGCAGTAGCAGGTTACTTTGGCGGTGGTGGCGCAAGTGCAGTTGCTCAGGCAGGGGTTCAATCCTCTGGTGCAACAACCTACGGCTTAGGTACACAGGCAGCACCGATTGTTTCTCGACCTGTTGTATCTAATACTGGGGGCTACATACCTATGGCTCAAGGTGGCGAGGTTGTAGGTGGTGTTCCAAACACAGACTCAGTACCTATTATGTCTATGCCAGGTGAATATTACTTACCAAAAACTACCACCTCCGTGGTTGGTCGAGAATTTTTGAGTAAACTGAAAGACGACCCACATGGTATGATGAATGCATTGAAAGGAAATAACCTAATGTCACGACCAGTCGTGCAGAAAAAGGTTGAAAGTAATATTTACCTTGTAGCTCCAAGTGCAGTACCTTCTACAGTTGGGCCAAACGATATTGTTACTGCCGTTGCAGATAATGTTTCTCGTAATGGTGAACTTAAACAATTAATCAAGCGAGTAGCTGCTGAATGAGTGATTTCGATTACTCCCAACGTCTCACACGGAGAATCATTTCTGATTCTCCGCTTGAGCGATTCATTTGGGACCACCATAATTTTGGTACTAAGTATGTGGAGCCCTTCACCCACGGTCACGTTGGTTCGGAAGGGTCTCAATCGTTTGTACCTTACACAGTCAATAAACCTGTTCGGGTATTTTCCCTAGATTTTCCGCTACTTATGCTTCAAGAAAGTGATTATGCGAAGCACACAGGATTGGCATATCGTCCAGAGTTAGATTTTAGCAAGTTAAAGGATTTCTACGTTCGACACAAAAGTTATAAACCCTTTATTTATAACCACCCTGTGTATGGTGATGTAGTTGTTCGTTTTGCCAAACCACTATCTCTGCCTAAGAAAATGATAGGTGGTTCAGGAGCAGTTCAGGGTTTTACCTTGGAATTACAAGAAGTTGTAACTACGGACTATACTTTTAGCAAAGGTGAAAATTACAGCGGAGACTTGGCTTTCCCAGTTGGTTATTATGATGTTGAGATAGAGTATCCCGATAATTCCAACATTATTCCTTTAGCCAATAACTACACTGTTAGTTTTGTTTCAGTTGGTCGAGATATTAGAACCCTAAAATTAACCTGTAGTGGTCTGCTCTATTTCTTTGATGAGCAAAATAGAATCAGTTTCAGTTTCCATGCTGAACAAAACATGGCTCTTTTGGAGATGTTTTACTTAAAACATCGTCTAAATAAGAGATTTACGTTAGAGTATATGGGAGAATATATTCCTGTTCGATTTAAAGAACCATTGAGTATTCCTAAAGTTGAAGGGAACACAGGAATTATCTCAGCGGTTGAATTAACCTTAATCGAAACACCATACGAACCAACTAACTCGGATATACCTTATGAGCGTACAGGAAATTAATCTTGTAAACGCCACACGTCTTGAACAGATTAAGAAAGTAAATCTGTTCAAGATGATTACTGTAGATCAAAATGAGATCTATATGTGTGACACGTTTACGGTAGAGAATTTTTTAGGTGATGAATACCCTTATGTATCTTGCGCTATTCAAGGTGCAGGTCAAAGTTTTACCAATGAATATGTTCGACCAACGTTTAATTTTGAAAACCCTAATTTTCGATATAACCAATATGTGTTGGGTAAGAACCTAGACTATGCTCAGATTGTGCATTATGAAATGCAATTTGCTTATGAGGGAGATCCAGAAGCCCAAGTAATTTCAACCTCTGTTTGGCAGGTGTACCAGGTGGCTGCAGTAAGTACACAAATTTCCTTAAAATTACGTGCTTTATCAGATTGTCCTAACACCAATATTCCCCCACGTGCGTACTACGCACCAGAATTTTCGAGTGTGAACAGCTAATGGTCCCATATTCTAAATATAAAGATTTGATGGAAAGAAACTATGTCATGGGTGAGTCAGACTGCTTTGGTTTGCTCCGAGACTTTTATGTAAACTGTTATGGTATTAAACTACCAAACTTTGCTCGTCCTAAGCATTTTTTTGATCCCCGAATCAATGTTTATGCAAGAATCGCAGCTCAACCAGAGTTTCAAGAACGTGGTTTGTGTGTCACAGACTTTAAAGAAGGTGATTTGATTGCTTTCCGTGTAATGGGTGCAGATTTAGTCAACCATATGGGTGTTTACTTAGGGAACAATTTATTCCTACATCAAATGTTCGATGGTGTACCACGCGAGGAAAACTTGGACGAAAGATGGTTACGTAGGATTTATATGGTCCATTACCACGTGGATGTTCCTGTAGTGAAGAAAAAATTAGATCCTATTGATATTTTACCTGATTACCTAAAGGTGGAAAATTATGTCGAACAATAATTGGCATCCAAAGAAAGAACTTTGTGGGTATATCTCCGAAGACGGTTCCCTTGTCTCTTTGGAAAACCTAGCCACAAAGGCTGATCGGGAAATTTGGCTCAATATGGAGGAAGTACCTGAAACAGCAATCGGTCTATGGCATAGTCACCCGAACAACGATGTAAATTTATCTGTAGAAGATTACATAAACTTCTTACAATTTCCTGATTATATCCATAGAATATACTCAAAAGATTCATATGCAGAATACTATGTTAGAGACAATGTAGTGTATCGTCGGGAGTAGTAATGCAACTTATATTTGATGATGAACTCTGTGGTTTATTCCCAGAGAAAAGCTATCACTTACAAGCATCCACACCTCTGGATGCTTTAAAATTATTAGCTTCGCAACACGAACTGGCAGGTAAAATAGAGCCAGTCCCTGTTCGTATTCGTGAGATTCGAGATCTGAGTCTTATGCTAGACCCAACGCTTCAAAATAAAAAATTTGAAGTAATTCCTGTTGATAAACAAGAACTTAACGTAAATGTTTACCGGGGTGCAGGTGGTAACAACCCTTTAGTCAACATTATAATTGGTGTCGTCATTATCGCTGTGGTTGTTGTAACTGGGGGTGCAGGGGCTCCTGCAGCAGCAGCAGCGGGGGGCGCAGGTACAGGTGCAGCAGCAGCAGCTAGTTTTTCTTGGAGTGCTTTTGCTGCTCAAGCTGCTATGTCTATTGGTGTATCCTTAGTTTTGACTGGGATTATGCAGTTACTTGCACCTAAACAAGAAAACGACGGAGGTAATAAGAGCTCACGTAAGTTCGGGACTCAGACCACGACGGAGTTAGGTACACCAATCCAAATGATTTTTGGCCTTCACCTTGTCTACTTCCATTTAATCAGCTTCAATGTGGACTCAAGAAAGTACGATGGTGTGGATAGACCAGACGATTCTCCTTACTTTAAAGAAAAGGTAGATGATCGTTTACCAACGGAAAACTTGAATCGTTTTTATGGTGTGTACCAAGCAGGGGATGAGACTAAACTCTTGCAATTAGATAATGCAGTAAACCGCACAGGTATGGAGTATTAATATGGGTGGTTCCTCAAAAAAATCGGCAACGGTTGTTGCAGATAACTTATTTAGTCAAGATATTATCGAGATTGGAGCAGCAATCGGAGAGGGAACCATTTATGGTTTGAAAGAGGGTTTAAAAACGTTTTATGTTGGGGGTATTCCTTTCCAAAGTGAGACCGATGAGTTTAATTTCCAAGATGTTTGTGTGAGTTTTCGTCAAGGTTATTTTGATGATCTACCTGTCCAATATGTAATGGGTGGTGAAAGCTCGATTATGGATGATACTGTAGGTATAAGCCTACCGGGTGAAGTTGTTCGCACGTTTAGAACACCTCCAACCCACCGTGGTCGGATCAAACAAATTGACGTGCGGTTACTTGTTTCAGCACTATATGCAGGGGATTCAAAAGGAAACAACCGCACCAGTTCTGTAATCTTATCTATTAAATATAGAAAAGTGGGTGACGAAAACTGGCGTTATGTAACAGAAACAACGGCATCCTTATATTCATCAAAAGCCACGGTTGACACTTTACGTCAAGAAGCAACCAAGCGTGGTTTAGTGTTTGATGAAATGAGTGAACAAGATCAAATTAATTTCGCCAATGAGGTTTTGACTGAGAGTAAAATTATCACTTCTTCTAACGATTTAGACAAAACATATATCCCCTCATCCAGTACGGGCGGTTTTGGTTTAGGTGGCCTTCAAGGTATGTCAACCAGTCAAACAGCTCAGGTCAGCCAACAGAACGCCGCAAAGCAACAGCTTTCTGAAAAACCAGAGATCATAGATGAATATAATGCAGGGTCACTTCGTATTGAGGGTAAAACCACAAGTGGTTATGTTTATGAAGTAAGTATCCCAATCTTCGATAAAGAAGATGCCACGCACGATTGGGAGATTCAAATCACTCGTCTTTCGAAAGAATTAACTTCGAAGGAAAAGAAATACTCAAATAAAACCATTTCTGTGGAGTCTTTGACCCTTATTACAGATAAAGAAAAAACCTATCGTAAAACAGCCATGTGTCAGATCGTAGCACAGCACACGGATCGTTTTGATGATATTCCAGACTTCTCTGGCGAGTTCTATGGTTTGATTTGTGAAATCCCAAGTAACTACAATCCTTTCGAACACACTTACGATGGTGTTTGGGATGGATCATATAAAAAAGGATGGACCAACAACCCTTTTTGGGTACTTCGTGAATTAATCATGAACCAAGACTGGGGTTTACGCTCAATTGAACGAAGAATTAATATTGATAATTCTAGTTTCTACCAACTGGCTAAGTATTGTGATGAGCGAGTACAAACACCCGAAGGTGTAATGCTACCACGCTACACGTTCAACGAAGTAGTTCAGCAACAAACTAAGATCAAAGAATACATCAACTACGTAGCAGGTGCTGTACATTCAACCTTACGAGAAGTGAATGGTGTGTACTACGCATTTATGGATAAACCAAATACTCCGAAGTTCTTTGTAATTCCAGAGATGATTGGTCAAACCAGTTTTCAGTACAGTTCTGCAGATCTTGAATCAAAATACAACACAGTCAAGGTCACGTTCCTTAACGCTGCAAATGACTATAAACAAGACCGACGCACTGTGGTTGATAATGAATCAATCAATAAATATGGTGTGATTCCTTTTGAGTTTCAAGCCATAGGTTGTACTAATACTGCGGAAGCTATTCGCCAAGCGGTATATACATTGTTGACCAATCGGGATGAAGACATTTTCACAACGTTTAACATCCCACGGCTCGGACATTTGGTGAACATCTACGACCATTTCTTTATTGCACATAAAGAAAATGGTTGGGGTAATCATGCGCGTATCTTGAGTTATTTAGATGGTGAAATTAACTTGCGTGACCCAATCTACCAAGATAGTTATGACGTTATGTTTCATACACCTTTTGGAATTGAAAAAGTACAAGTCACAGCGATAGACCCTTATACTTTAAGAATCACATCAACTAACACTGATAATTTGCCCTATTTAGAGGAAAATAGCCCTATTATCATAGCAGGTGGTGTGTACGGACAACCGAAGATTTTCCGAGTCATAGGGGTCATGCAGGACGATTCTACAGGCGTATCCGGTGGTGAGGTTTTTGAGTTCAAAGCGTCAAGTGTATCACCAAGTAAGTTTGAAGCCTTAGATAATGTTTATGATTCAACCCTGGTGAACCTACAATATGATGTTTCAGATAACATTTATGTACGTGAAGAAATTCCAAGCGTACCTAAAAATGTCAGACTGAGATACAAAGACTGGGCTTCATACAACGGTCAATTAATTTACCAGTTGGACTTTGCTGCAGATATTCCGGCACATCATTATGATGTAGTTTGGGTGGATGAAAATACAGGAGAGCAACGAAAACAACGTATTTATGGTTTAGGCGCAGAACTATTCCCTGCTTTCTCAAAAGAAACAACTAAGGTGTCTTTATATATCACACCTTATACGAGCAAAGAGGTAGCAGGTCAAACCAAATATGTTCGGGATCTTGTTCCATACACTGACGCTCAATCTAAAGTTCCTATTTTAATCAGTACCTTACCAAATGGAGGTAATATTAAAGTAACGTGGTCTGCTGAAAACTCAGACATGTTTGAGTATAAAAACAAGTATTTTTCATATTCAACACCAAAGGAAACTAAGACAAATATCGTATTAGAACCTAGTGCAATTTCCTACTCTGTACCCAACCACGGTGAAGGGGAATATTCCTTCCAACTGGTTTATGACCGAGACGGTTCTGGTTCTAAAATGTCTTCGGACGTTTGGAGCTATACAGCAACAAGATCTGGGACTTATGCTCAACCAAGTATTACGAACATAACTGGTTCATTGCGTAATTCTGCAGGTACTGCTGCACCAACAGGTAAGGTTTACGTTGAGTTGGAAGTCAGTGCTACAGATTGGCAAGATAACACCGACCTAAATCAATTAACTAATCCATTTAGTCTTCGTTATGAGACTGAGCCTGATAGTGGTGTTTTCTCATTCCTTACTGGTAAGTACGTTGTTAATAAATTGTCAGATACAACTGCTCGAATCAATATTACTACACCATTGCCTGTTGGAAGTTACTTGCAACTTCGTTTGCAAAACCAATGGGGTACTACATATTCAGCTTGGGCCGAGGAAATTATCCCTCAAGACCCAAGTTATGTACCTCCTCCACCACCTACACCAATAGTTTAGTTATAAAAAAAACCACCCAGGAGGGTGGTTTTTTACAGCTACTATTTAATCCATTAAAGCTTTAGCAGCATCACTATCTTTCATAAACCCTACTGGTGGATATTCCCATTCACCAGTTAAAGCACCAATCTGGTAATTTGTTCCTGCAGTTTCAAAGAAGTTATCCAATGAACCTCCAAATAACATGCTCGCCCAATCCAATTCAACGAATATAGGTACGTCATCGTAAATGAAATCAATACCAAGGTTTAATTTTTTAATACGCGCATTCGCTAATTGTTTTAAAAACACTTCAATCTGTTCAACACTCAGATCTGGTAAAGGCCCTTTAGCAAACACAGCCTTAGCATAGTTCACACCACGTTGCACCGAGTTCTTGAACATTGCTACAACATCGGCTTTGAGTTCAGCAATAAAATCACCTTGAGTAACCCCCTCTGGGTTTTCCTCAAGCTCAGTGTTAAATAATTTGGTCAAGAACCAAACATGGTGATTTTCATCACGACTAGACCAAGATACGATTTCTTGACCTAGAGATTTCATTTTACCAAAACGTTGGTCATTCAAAAGCATCAAGAACAAACCGTATAAACCAATCCCTTCACCACAAATGTGGCGAGTAAGAGTGATTAAACGTGAACGAAGATCATCACCAACCACTGGTGCAATCATAAAGTCATGTTGATCTGCAACCTCATCAATCTCCAACATTTCAGAATAATCTGAAAGTGGAATACCAAATTGGTCAGGAAGCATATCATAGTTGTCTACGTGTGTTGCTTCACGATCCATGATACGTGCCAAGGCCATGCGTAGCTCTGGTTGACGATACCAACGGCCTAAATTGTCGAAATATGAACCTGCAACATCCACGTCTGCTTGAACAAAATAGTTCAAGAGAAACTGGCGTGGTGCACGTTCTTCTTCTGTCATTGATTTCCAGTCGGCAACGTCTTCGTGAAGGGTTCGAACTTCTTCACGTGTCCAGTTCATACGACGGTGTTCTTCGGCAAACGTATAAGCCCAAGGGTATTTAAAATCACGATAATAACTACGAGGATCTGTCAGTTTAAGTTTTTCAAAAGGAATATTATTCGTCATCTTAACCACCACATGCTAGGCATTCTTCAAAGATATTTGCACGATTATAATCAATCGTATTCACTTCTTTTGCTTCGTCAGCAAAAGCATCACCATCGTTCAACGCTTCGGTACGGATGTAATAACGAGATTTTAAACCACGTTGCCACATACGGAAGTGAACAGCATTTACATAACGACGTGGAGTACCCGGACGTATAAATAAGTTGGTTGAAACTGCCTGACATACAAATTCTTGTGCTGCTGCAGCATGTTCAACAACCCACATTTGATCTGTTTCAAACGCTGTACGAAGATATAATTTTTCAAGCTCAGTCAAACCATCAACGTTTTGAACTGACCCTTTATTATCTTTGATGAACTTAATGGTTTCTGGTGTGTTGAGACCATGTCGGTTTAGTGCGCGAATTAATGCAGGTTCAACAACTTCGAACGTTCCCGACTTAGTTTTCTGTGGGAAAATATTTTTGAAGCGTTTTTCAAGTGCCGGAGTAATACCTCCTGCAATGGTTGAGTTTGTAGCAGTCGGAGCCACAGCCAATAAATGACTATTACGACGACCTGTACCCACCATGTCTGGTGCTTCACCACGTTCTGTACCTAAATCAATTGACGCTTTAACTGCAGACTCTTTCACCCACTTGAATGAGTTATAGGTGATATTTACTGCTTCTTGAGATTCATAAGGGATTTCTTTATCCATAAAATATGAATCAAGACCCATCATACCCAAACCAATGGCGCGTTCAGATTTAGCTGAGTACACCGCTTTTTTATAACCCATGATTGCTTTTTCAACGATGTTTTTAGCCATTTTTTCAACGACAGATTCAACATCAAGACCAATATCTTGGTAAATTTTATCTAAGCTTTCACGTAAAGTTGGTTTATCTTTAGCAGAAACAGATTCTAATGGGTCAGCAGGATTAAGGGCATCGACAAGGTCTGTGCGAATAATGTTTTTCAAACCATCCCAGTTATAGTCTTTTGTACAAGCATAAATGGCATTTTGAATAAAGTATTCTAAGACGTTATCCAAGAACTCGACACAGTCCCGAATAAACAAATCATTACCAAACCATTCGTCGCGTTTCAAATGGTTCAATGAAGATAAACAACATACAGCAGTACGGAATTTATCGTTCGCCAGGGCAATTTCGGTGCAGATATTGACGTTGTTCACACGTAAACCCAGTGCTTTTTGAACACTTGGTAACATATCATTAGAAGTATCAATCCAATGTAGGAAAGGACAACCCAGTTCGAAAGGTGATTCAAGCATCAATTCCCAAAGGGAACGAGCTGACACAGTTTTAACGGTATTACCTTCATGGTCGATCAAGGCCCATTGTGCATTTTCCAGAACAGCGTACATAAAGGCATCTGAAATATTCACTGTTTGGAAAATATTACGTGAACGTTTATTCGGATCACCAGACATTTTACGAGATTCAATAAACTCAATAATCTCAGGATGGTTATCACGAATACAACCACCATAAACACCACGACGGTTGTTACCTTGGTGGGTTGCCACAATCATACCATCCATCACATGGAAGAATGGGATTAAACCACCAGTCTTAGACCCTGTAGATGTTGTTGAATTGACTGGTCGTAAATCACCCCAGTAAGCCTTGTAACCCCCACCGCCCGAAGCCAACCATAGTGATTCTAAGTAATGGAAACCAATTTCTTCACGTGAATCACCCACAAAACCTGTGAAGCAAGAGATCGGGAGTGCGCCAAGTACAGATTCATAAGCGTCTTTTGAGAAGTTTTTAGAATATTCTTGAAAGAATTTAGTACGAACTGGGGCATTAGACAGCACTGGTGAAGCATAACCAATCCATTGTTTGCTTGCATAATCATACATACGCAAAGCATGGGCTTCATTAGATGCAAAGGCTACAGAGGTACGCATAAATGCGTCTTGAGGGGATTTTTCGTTTGGTTTTAGATAGCGATCCTTCAACGTCTCTTTACCAAATTGTGTTAGTAAAGAGTCACGTGAGTAATCTATATGTTGTTCTAACATAGTAATTATACCCAGGGGAAGAAACGGATGCTTGGTGCATCCGTTGAGAGTTGTGATAGGCTCTAATTTATAGGAAAAAGTAGACAAAAAACAGTCTTGACTTTTAATTTATGTCGAAATCAAAAGCACTACACCCCCATCATTAATCCTCAAAAGGGTATGTGTTTTCTTGTAAACATAAGTCAGACACAGCCTTTTTAAAACTTTCAAAAGAACCACTGTTATCTAACACAACATTTGGTTCACCTACGTAGTTGCGCGAATCGTTCGCATAGCTGCAGCCCGGACGTTTAATATGAACCAAGACAATATTAGCATCGGGAAAATTTTCCTGAATTAAGGTAAGTTCTTCTGGGAAACCAACGTCTGGGACAACGACTGTGTAATGGTCCAAGTCCTTGACCTTTTCACGTAATCGTTCAGCCATTTTAACAGCAATACAATCACGACCATGCTTTGGTTTTATTAAAGTTTCGGCAAAGTGAATCAATATTTGACGAGGTGTTGCAGCTTTCCCTTCAAATTGTAAAAACATAGGTGTGTCTTTTAGCTCAGTATCTTGGCAAATTTTAGACCAAGCTTCGAACGTAAAATCTAAAAGCCCTGCGGTTTCCTCATACAACCATTCTTTGTAGTACGCATAAATGGTTTCAGAATCTAACCGCATAATCTCCGCACAAGCTGCATCCTTACCACAGCCGGGTGGGCCGTTAAAAAGAAATATTGTTTTTCTACGCATAATTTTCTCCAAATAAAAGATGACCCTGTTGGGTCATCCTGTTGATTTTTAAAGCATTTCTGTATGTTCAGAAACTGGTTGACCGTGTTCGTGGTTTTCGAAGTAATCACGATATTGGTTGAAACCAATAAAGTTACGAGACTGACGATTACGCTTTTTAGCAGGGAAAGCTTGATGCTCTAATGGTGAAGCATGAATTGGGCTAGACTCAGCCAATTTCTTGAACGTACCCATTTCGCGTTCAGGTCGTGGACTAATCCCTTCCTGAGTCAAGTAACTGGTTCGTGCACAACGCGCTGCAGATAATTTAGCCAAGTAAAGAGGTCGATGTTGAAACTCAACACGTTCTTCCTCTGTAATGTACGGTAAATGCCAGTGGAAGGCATTTTTCTTATGTGTACAAGACACACGACGGTACATAGCGTATTCATCTGCGCGATAAGTCGCTAATTCTTTTTTCACCATGTAGGCTAAAGCCACAATCTCAGGTTGAGCATCATCATGGTGTCGTAAAGTAATATAGTTGTCCCAAGACGTACTGGTTACAACTTGACGAATATAGGTATGTGGCTCTAACAAACGATTGGCCCATTGCTTGTGTAGATCCATTTTGCTCAGGAATTTTACTGTAGCAAAGGTAAGTACCCGATGAATACTCCAAGCAATTGAACACATCTTCGCTTTAAACCAAGGTAGGGTCTCTGCAGACTGCATACCAGATTTGTTTTTACCCCAGAACATAGGGATAAATGGTGTGCGACGAAGCTCACGAAGCATGGTTTTCAATGGGATCGCACGACTTGAACCAGTGTTGCGTGAGAAGACACGATGTGTATTTTGTTCAGCCAAAATAGGGCGTGGAAAATACATTTCAAATGTCTCAATCGTTGCACCAGTTTCAATACAACGAGTCGCTTCAATGATTCGAGCATAAATTGGTAGAGTGTCTGAATAATCAACTTGATTTTCAATCGCCTCTAAGTTAATAACTTTTGGTTTTTTAACCAATAAAGGGTGCTTTTTCATGCGCGTTTTCCAATTAAACGATTTTTCATGTCTGCAATAAATTCTTCATAACTACAACCATCGGTTGCGTCATCCTGCTCCCATACACTTAATTCTTTTAAGAATAAATCAACCATTGGTTCTGTAATCAAATTACCCAAACCTTGTAGTTCTGCAGGGACTTCGATCTGTACAGATTCAATTTCTTCAAATTCAGCATCAATAAAGGCTACTGATTTAACGAATTTACGAGGTGGGTAGTGAGCACCTTTACTATCCCATTGGTCACGGTCTACGCAAACGACTGGGTAAAGTTCACCACCAAAATTAGGGTTTAAACTAATGGGTTTAATTTGAGTTTCAATGCCGATTTTTTTATATTTTTCAACTGTGGCTTCGGCTTCCTCTAAAGATTGAGGGATGCGAGTCATGTTGTAAGCGCACATGCGCTTGAAATCACTATCAAGATCAATTTCATTGATGTGGCCTTGCTGACCCATAGCTAATAGCACAATGTCACAAATAGCATCACGAACACCTGCAAGATCTGCAGCTGCAGCAGCAAGTTTACCTTCTTCGATTTCTGATTCGATTAAGTTAAACTGGTTGATTAAGGTTTGAGCCGACGGATTGTGTGAAGGCGCACGACCTGCACGAATGTTGATTAAACGAGAAAGTTCAGCAGCACCCATATTTTTAATAATTTCTAGGTTTGCTTGAACAGAAGCAGGGATTGGTAAAGTCGTCATGGTTGGTTTGTTCCGTTTTTTAGGTTAAAGAAAAACACCACCTTACGGTGATGTTTTGAGGTTTTAAGATTAATCTTTCATTTCAACTTTGTCAAACAAATATGTGGAAATTTCTTTCTTACCAAATTCGCCTGTAGTTTTGTTTCGTACCACACCAATAACAAGCCACATCAAGGTGTCTGGACTTTTATCCACCAAATCACACAGTTCTATGCGAACAATTTTAATATCTGCACCAATATAATGTTTCGAGAGATTCCGTGTGTAGTTAGGCGCACGTGGGAAAATCCCTTGATCAAAATAGCCTTTAGATTTGAGCATATACTCATCTATGTTTGATACTTCATGCTGACCTATAACCAGTTCTTGGCCCAACAGGTGTTTAGGTGCGAACTTATTTTGTATATCCATCAACTGGTTACGTAATAAAGATTCACCTAGTAAAATTTGATCGTGTAACTCAATTAAGTTACGTTTTGTTTTTCCTACTTCAAGCATTAAGTTTACTAAAGTCATTTTATTTTCCTTAATATTGGTGTTCACACAAAGTCAAACGCTTATAGTTCACTGTGTAGTAGTGTGGGCGAGTAGCTTCACTAACGAACATTAGTTTAACCTTTTGAGTTTCTAAATCGTATTCTAAAACTCGACAGCACCGGGTTTTGTTTTCATCAATAAGCACGAATTTACCAATTAAATCTGGACTCAAGGTGATGTAGGTTCTTAACTGCTCTTTATTAAATAAAGGGTAGATAATAGATACAGTTTCAGGAATTACACCACCACCTTCCGGGTGTGGGTCATGGGCTAAACCATCTTTGGTGTAAATCACACTATGTGAATAACCACGTGGTGATTGTCCCCCAACCAAGAAATAGCCCTCCATCATACCAATGGTTTCTTGAATATCCTCATTACATAAGTGAATCAAACCGTAACCCTGGCTACGCAAGTATTCATGTACGTTATTCCAAAACACTGGAACCCACTTAGGATCATCCTGCTCCACATCTTCTGGAATATTGTCAAAGAAATAACGAACAGCACTTAAATCTTTTTCAAATAAAGATGCGAAGCACGCTGATAGGCAATTGCCACCTTTACCAAATTTTGTTTGCATTACTGGTTTCATGGTTTTTCCTTTTTAAATATCAATAATATTATCAACGTGCTCAAGTTCACGGTGACTGATCATAATGATCTGTTTCATTGAACCCTTTAACATATCTGTCAAAGCATCCAATACGTTTTGTGCTCGTTCATTTCGCATTGAAGCATCGACTTCGTCAGCCATAAATACAGGAAACACATGGTTGGTCAAGACCTGACCTAGTGCCATGCGTAGACTCAAATGACCTAAAGCGCGACCAGAAATTGAAAGAGCTTCAATAGGTTCACCGTTCACCAGAATAGCCATGTCTTCGGTCAATTCCACTTTATGGTGCTTTCCTTCGGACATACGGTGAAGCCATTGGGTTGCTACAGCATTCACGCTAGGTAAAATTGCTGTCTTGATTTGAGCCTTATATACATTCAAGGCTTCAATCCGAGTCTTTTCCAGATCTACACCACACTGGGCATCTTCATATTCAGCTACCCATAGTTCGTACTTTTCGATAGCAGCATCATAATCAACCCATTCCTGTTTATTACGTTGATGATTCACCAAGTCGGCTTCCAACCGAGGTAATTCAGCAGTCAAAAACTCCAAACGCTGATCACCCACATATGGTTCTAAAGCATCTTTGTTCTTTTGCCAATTGGCTGTATCGCGTTGGTTCTGTTCCCAAATGGTTTGATTTCGAACAGCCAAGCGGTGTGCTTCAAACTTATCATCTGGATATTCATCTTCAACGGTCTTGAGTTCTTTAACATTTTCTGCCTGAGCATTAGTCAAACGAACAGATTCAGTCTCATACTTTTCCAGTTCTTGTTGGTACTTGTCGTACTTTTGCTTCGCAACGGTATATTCAATGTGACGAACAATGGCTGTTTCTGAGTACCAACAAGCATCAAAGTCTGCTAAAGCATCTTGTTTTTGAGTCAAGTCTGCTTTGTATTGCTCCAACTTGGTTAAATTTTCATTTAACTGATTGTTATGCCACTTCATTTGATCATGAGGAACCACTGGTGCGTCTACATGTTCAGGTACATGAGCATAATGTTCCTTAATTATATCTGCAGCCAGTAATACTTCTTCACCACAATGGTTACAGTTCACGGAACCACGTTCTTTTAGTTCCTGCAATTGAACCCAGTCTTGACGCAACTTGGTTTGTTTTTCTGCTTCGGCAATTTCTCCCTCTGAGTAAAAGGTTTCTCCCTCTGTGCGTTTTGTATATTCATCTACACGTTCTGCAAAAAAGTTAATGCCTGTGACAATCTGACCACGTTTGTTGTGATTCTCACGAATCAACTCATTGGTCACACCTTCTAAATAATGCGAATGATCTGGTTCAGACACAGACACTGGTTTAACCAAGTTGTTTTTCTGCATTACCAAGTTGTCTTGGTTACGCACCAGAGATTTTTTATGCTCTTGAATCTGAGCTATACGAGTCTCATCCATGTCTGGAATAAGGCCCGAAATATCTCCAAGTTCAACCATTTCTGGTTTATTCCGTTCCAAAGCTTCGTGTTGTTCTTTCAACTTACTTTGAATGGATTTAGTCACCGTAATTTCTGTAATTTGTTTACGGCAACTGTCGATTAAATCATCCACATTATTGATACGAAAACCTGTAGGTTTCGGTGGTTGTTCAACCTCACGATTTTTCACTGAACTAAGTGCTTTATTTAACACACTTAATTCAGTTTTATGTTCGGTCAATACTGTTTCTACTGCAGTCAAACCAACCACGTTGTCGATTGTTCGTTTACGTTCTGCAGGTTTCAGCGTGGACAAGTAATTGATCGAGTCCTGTGAGCTATAGTTAGAAACCATGAACACACTACGGCTGTAACCAAGAAGTTTTCTTACCTCAAGATCAACTGGTTTAGTCCCTGACGCGATAAGTTGTTCAGTTTCAGCATTAAAGAGCTGTGCTTTTTTAGTGGTTCGGACAATACGATACCTAACACCATTAATGGTAAAAGAACCATCCACAGACATAGCAGAACTATACAAGCTAACAGGCAAGCGTAAAGCCACACTGCCATGCAATAGAAAATCAATAGCTTCCAGAATAAGAGATTTACCTGCTTCATTTTCACCTCTAATAAGATTAAGACCTTCTTTAAAAGTGAAGGTCTTGTTATTGTGTTTGTGCCAATTTTTGAGTGTAATTTCGTGAATCATTCTTCCACCGAACCTTTATCTGTAATTTCTGTCCACAATAAATCTGCTTCATCCTTTGGTAATTCAACCGATGCTGCAGACGCTTCCCAAATTGCCTTGGAGTTGTAGGATTCAATAACCACTTCTGAAATACCTTCGGCTGCTTCGGTATCTGATTTATTCACCTGCAGACTCAAGCTGCTAAATTCAGGCAATAAATTTGGGTCTTCCACATATACACGTACATGTTTCTGACCCAAATTTTCAACACCGTAGGCTTCTAGTTCTTCCAAGCTGCGGAACGTAATGTAATGTTCAGTTTCTGGATCTTCCGCATGGCTATACGGAAGTAGTGAACCAGTGCCGATTACTCGCATGTCGTTTTCACGAAAAAAGTATGGTTTGTGTTCATGACCTGACACTACATATTCGATTCCTTTGTTGAGCAGGAAATCGTATGGAATCACATTGGTGTCGTCGCCATAGCTAATACGATCAAGATGACACACAACCATTCGGATTTGGTTAAACCCTGCTTCCACTGCTTCCAAATAAGCACTGGCAACACTGTCATGAATATTCCATCCAACAAAAAGGATTTGTGTTCCATCATCAAGTTGATGAACTTTCCACTTTTTGACAAAAATAACTCGCTTTGAATCCATAAAAAATTGAGCAAGCACGTCCCAAGATGTTGGTTCAGTAATTGATTTACTATCATCGTGGTTCCCCGAAATAATATAGAGAGGTTCTATATGGTCTCGTTCATAGTCTTTTAATAAACTATATGAATTTAACACATCTCGGTTAGCCACAACAGATTTATCAAACCAGTCCCCGACTTGGCAACGGACCAAGTCGGTTAATGTTCCTGCAGCATCTACAGGAATATCCATATGTAGTTGTTCTTTCAATGTTTGAAGTTGCAGAGCTTCATATTCTCCACGACGATCTAATGGCACATTTGTTTTAAATACTCGACCAAGGTGTGCATCACCAATGGTTTTTAATGCTGCACCATTGCCTAAGTAAATTGTTGGGTTACGGTCAATCATTATTCTTTTGCTCCACTCAAGAAGCCTTCTTTAAAAATGTTGAACGCTACTTCGTTACCCATATCCACATAGTTGTCTGTATGTGGGTTGATTGCGAAGTTATGTTCATTGATAAAATTGTTGATGTATGGCACTTTTTTATCCATAACCATTTGTTCGAAATGGTTACGTAACTGCTCATTCGTCATTGTGTTTTGTTCAGCCATGGTTTGATTCCTTTTTTGGGTTGTAAAAAACGAGTGGCCTTTTCAGGTCACTCGTAGAATTTCTTGTCGGGTAAATTCATAAATACAAACTACCTAACTAAAAACTTGCTGTCAACAGAATTATTCTTCAACAGCTAAAATTTCTGACTCTTTTAACAAAAGATAAGGTTTACCCTCATGGTTAATCTCCATACCTGCATACGCACCAAAGTAAACGCGATCACCTACTTTTACTTGAAATGGATGCCAGTCTGCGCCAAGTTCTAAAATAACACCACTTCGTTGAAGTTCTTGAGCTTGTCCTGCCAGTACGATGCCACCTGCAGTTGTTTCTTCTACGTCACGTTCAATTAAAACGCGATCATGCATTGGTTTGATCAGTTGGTTCATTTGTACGCTACTCATGATTAATCCTTACGTGCCAAAGTTTCTTTAATACCTGTTTCACTTACATAGTGACCAAGGTTTGATGAGATTTCTTTCAACCAATCTAGCTGAAAAATACAATCCGACGATGCATTGTGGGCATCTTTACGCCCTTTATGTAGTCGACGCACTTTCTCAAAAGCATACCAGTATGTTTCTGTAGCCACGTGATGGTTCATTTGGTAGTGGTTCACCGCATAATGTACATTCTTCAATGCTGATACGATGTATGTATGCATATCCATTACTTTACGAAAGTGAAATGGGCTAGGTACACCAGTTTCCAGAAATAAACCATCCATAAATGGGTAATCGAATAATGTTGGTTTAGCCCAGAACACAGACTCAGCATATGACCCATCTGGTTGACGACATTCTGCAGCAACCCAGTTGGCAAATTTTTCCAACTGTTCTTTCAAAGGGGGAGCTTCTTGAACACCTTTGAAAACCACTTCGGCTACTTCTTTCTTATCTGGTTTAGACCACCAAGCGACTGTACCCGCATCTGGTTTACGACCAAGTTTAATTTGATCAGCCAGTGGTAGGAATGCTTCAAACGCAACGATGGAACCATCTTCATTCTTACATGCTTCAAATTCAACAGAGTCGAATTTTACAGCTGCAATCTGCAACACTGGGTTCTTATTTGGGATCACACCCAATGTTTCAAGATCGACCATGAAATGGACAAACTGTTTTTCAATTCGATCTTTGTTGATAGTAGTCATATAATTCACCTTCTTTCCATGGGTATTGCTCAATAATACTTATTGAGATTGATTTCTTACCTTCGTTCAAGCATCGTAGGATCTCAACGCCCGGTACTAAGTAAATTTGCTTTGTAGCCAATATGTGAAAGACTACAAAATAAGGCAACCTCAATTGGGCTGCCCTGACCATACCTTGAACCTGACCTTTACGGAAAGTTCCAAGTATTGAAAAACTCGTTTTTGGTTTTTCAGTTTCTTTACATTCAACAAAATAGATTGAAGAAGAATTTTTTGCAATATCTCGACCTAAAATAATTAAAAAATCACTCGGTCTTGTGTCTTCAAATTTACCTGTGTCGAACTTATCAGGTAGCCTTTGAATAGAAACAGCAGTTTTATACTGCTGTCTTATTCTACGTGCTGTTTCATGTTCTGTTGCCTTACCTGTAGACATAGTCCAAGCCCTCAGTAGAGTCTTTGGGATTCCGCACGTTTGCGTTTTTCATAATCATCACGGCAATCAACATCACAAAATAATTGATCATGATCAATTGACTCATCACAGTTATAACATTCACCGTTCGGGGTCAATAACACAGCCTTTTTCTTGGTCTGGTGCATTGCTTGTTGGAAGTGCAACTCAATCGTTTGCTGTTCCAAATCATCTTCACGTTCACTCATATCCTTGCCTTACTGCAGTTGTAAAAAGCCCACGTTGGGGAACGTGGGTAGAAACTTGATTTTGAGAAAGGCTATCATGCCTTTCCCGAAAATGCAACAAATTATGCTGCAGCAGTCATCCGACCAATGGTTAAATAGTTAATAATGTCGTCACGTTGAGAAGGGCTTGCTTTCTCACCCCAACATTCTTCTGGAATCACAGGTACGCCTTTTTGAATTTCCATTAATTCTATCTGCCCATATGGAGCCAATACAGGGTCATATGGTTGGAAGGTATAACCCATAGCTACAGAACTATCCACTTTCACACCTGGTAAAAGGTCGGTATCCTGAATCATTTGTTCATACAGGAAGTCACAGAACTTAGCAGCTTCCACACGTGGTACAGAAAATAGCAGTTCATCGTGAATCAAGAGCATGAATCGTGCCTTGAACTCCGCTTTTTTCGCTTCTTCAACAGTACGCAAAATGGTTTGTTTAGCCAATGCAGCGCACAACCCTTGGATTGAGAAGTTCACCGCTTGGTTGTAAGATCGACGTTGAATACGACGAATTGCTTCACGACCAAAGTTGCAAATAGCATCTGAACCAAAGGTGCTGAATGCTTCCCACATCATATCAGACCATTCATCCGTTGCTTCAAAACGAACACGTGTATGCCCATCTGGTAATTGAACCACACCGCGCTGTTGAATTTCAGCAATCACCCCTTGTCGCCATTGTTCTGCAACTTTAAAAGTATCCGCATAACCACGTACTGCGTCTGCAGTCTGTTCCATATTCCAACCCATTCGTTTACCTGTATTCATCAACCATCCTGAATACCAATATTCAAAGTTTGCACCTTTACCAAGTACGGTACGGTGGGTCTTTTTATCAGGCAAGGCCATGAACTCGTCAATATCCAGATTCATAACACCTGCAGCAGCCTTACTATGCAAATCCGCATGTGGTCGTTGTGCATATGCTTCCAAGAACTCAGGGTCTTGACTGTTCGCTGCAATTGCCACAAGTTCGATTGCTGACCAGTCGGCTGAGATAATCACACTATCTGGATCGTCAGCTTGGAAAAAGCCACGGACAAAGACCGAGTCCCCACGTTTTGCCAGTTGTTGACCATTTGGGTTAGAACAACTGGTACGACGTGTAGCCAACATACTGGTCATGATCGGATGCATCAAACCTGTATCTGGATCTACCAAGAACAAGTATGGTGTGATGTAAAGTTTAAACGCTTGTTCTGCAGAACCCAATTTTCCATATAGTTCAAGAATACGTTTACCTTTTGCATCTTCACCCAACTCAGCCAACATCTCTGCTCGGGCATCTTTATCAGACTGAATCTTACCACCTGTTGCTTTACATGGTAGATCACACAGCACGAACAAAATATATCGCATAGCCATGTAATGGTTAATGGATAGTAAAGCCCCCGGTGGTTGTTTGGTTGAACCTGTTGATTCTTGATACCAAGCGTTGCCTGTAGAGTTCTTAACCTGAATACACATTTTGTATGCTGAAACATCGTCTGGTTGTGCCAACCATTGAGTGATGTAATCAAAATACTTTTGATGTGATTCTGGCTTGTACCATTTCTCATACTTGAGCAATTTTTCATGCATAGGCGGTAATTCAGAAGGCATTACTTCACGCAATGCTTCTTTGAACGCACGTAAATTTACAGCTACTTCTTCACGCATCACAGCTTGGCGACGAAGAATCTCTGGTTTATTTACCTTCATACCTCCAATGGTTGTTTCAGAAAATACCTTGGTGATTGGGTTTTCTACAGCAATGTAAGTTTCCAATACTTTCGGGTTCACTGATTGCAGGTATTGGTAGATACGGAAGAATAGTCGGTAAGCCCACACAGCATCGTCAGCACCATAGGCCAAGACCTGTGCACCAGTAAGGGACGACATATCGGCTTCTTTACCTAATGTGTCTTTGAACTCAATCATTTGATGACCGAACCAAGATTTCACCGCTTTTTTGAGACCGTAACCATACGAGATCTCTTTCACAATACCTTCATAAGCGTGTGTTGCATTTCCAGATTTTGCACAGAATTTGCCAAGTAGTTCTTCTTGTTGGAAAGTCAACGCACCATGTTCGTAATTAGTAAATTGACGCTCAATTTCAGGAATCAATGGTTTAATACCGTTCACCACTGCTTGGATTAGGTTCGATTTTTTATATTCATCTGGATTATATGCTGATACACAAAGCTGCAGGGAGCAGAATGCGTTCGGCAAAGTGTAGCCATAAGAGCCAAGGTGTACTGAGTGCTCATATTGGCGGTTGTGGATGATGAGGTTCACATTATTGGCTTTGGCAAGGTCCATCCACTTCCACAAGTAAGAGACTGAGACTGTGTTATGTTCATCGGCATGTCCAAAGTTTACATAGAATGCTTTGTCACTTGCTGTATGCCCGAAATAAAAAGACGCACCTGTAATTTTCGTGCGTTTAAAATCAAAGATTAATTTCTTGCCGTGGCTGAATCCGTCGTCGTCGATCTTCATCAACGTCTTGATTCCATCGTGTGCGTCTCTTTGTGAGGACTCTATGTCATAGCCGCAGAAGTTTTGTTCTTTAGACATATTCTCAATAAAGAATTGATCCCAGAGGTGGATATTGGTTCTATCCACCAGAATGTTTTCAACTATGTTGTCAAATGCAAAAGCCATTGGTTTTTTTCCTTATACGCTTGGTTTGTAGTAGATAATGATGTAACAGTCTGGTAGTAGATCTGGGCAGAACAAGTCTTCTCGCACACCAATGGTGTAATCTGGATCACGTTGAATCTGTAGATCAAGACAGGGTTCTTTAACGACCTCATCCTTTAACTGACTAAAGAAGTTATCTAACCCCTCTGGATGTTTCTCTAAAATGTAATTGAATTTAAAGTCATAGCGTTCAAAAAAACCTGTAGGTCTACCACCTTGAGTTACTAAACTTTGAAAAACCTGCTGCTTAAATCGCTGAACAATCGCCTGGGGCAGACTCTTGTTGTTTGTGTGCTGCAGCTCTTGATACGTTTCAATCATTTCTTGGAAGGCAGTGGTCATAGTCATCACCTTTGGTCAAATTTAGAGATAAGAAAAGGACAGTGTCTGTTTTGAGACCTGTCCGTTGTTAAAAACACTATATATGAAAAAACCACCCGGAGCAACAAGTGGTTCATGATCATTTTTAGCACTGGGAATAATCTCGCCCAACCCTCAATCCACAGGTATATTTTGTATTTGTTAAGTTTCTCTGGAAAGTCCCTTAACTTGTCCACCCACAGACATACGAAATATGTACTCACACATTGTACTGATTCTGAACCCAAACAGCCAAATACGTTCAGAAACTCCCTACACCAATAATGCCCACGAAGTATATAGTGCTACCATTTTCTGGGTTAAGGAGGAGGTAGCAGTAGGTCTTGAGATGTGTGACTCACAACTCTAAATCTAAACTCTGCTCAGTCAAATTTAAAGTGTCTAATGAAAAATCCAATTTTATCTTTGCAATTAGAGATTTCATTTCAGTAATATAGACTTTATAGGTATCGAAGTCAAAATCAATTTCTGATAATTCGTCCATTAAAATACTATTTAATTTTTCGAAATTATAATTTTTGACGTATTGCATAATTTCCACTGGACCTTTACCCGCCATAGCCATTGAGGTCATAATTGAGTGACTAAGTTTTGACTTAGCATCTTCCGAGTCTGGAATCCACAAATTATCTTCCATTTGGGCAACGAAGTGTGGAGCCGTTTGTGGCGTGAGCATTGGGATTAGTGCTCTAACTGGTTGCAGAAATTTTTCTGAGCCATGTTGTTTTATTTGCTCAATCATCATCTGTAAGGAAAGAGCTAAAGCTTTAGCCATTGTTTCTTCGTCAAGCAGTTTTGATTCGAACATTACTTTCTCCAAGTGCTAAAAAACCTAGTCGGAATGACTAGGTATTTGTGTTGTTAAATATGGTGCTCAAAGTAAGAATCGAACTTACGACCTTCAGATTACAAAACTGCCGCTCTACCAACTGAGCTATTCGAGCTAAAACTGGCTTCTTCAACACGGTTCGAACGTGTGACCCACGGATTAACAGTCCGTTGCTCTACCAACTGAGCTATGAAGAAGTAAATGAACATGACATAGGGAATCTTCGATCTCGTTACCGTTCTCAAGCCAAGTTCTGTGGCTTAGACTGAACCTCTCCCAAAGTTCAATCAGTATTTAAGCATACCTACTACCTTTTTTACGTCATATTAGGCTATAGACAGTCTTCACCTTGATTCCAATTTGACGATGGACGGATGAGCATCGTTTTGGAGGTTACTAGCTTCGTAAGAAGATTAATCTTCTTAATCCAATATTGGTAAAACCAACACTGGTTAAGAAAATCAAAAGTTTCAACCGAAATTGAAACTTTTAATCCAAGTCCATGACGACCTGTTGATGTGAATATTAGTTGAAACCAGAATGCTTCGTCAACTCTTTTTTCTATTATTTGATTACTTTATAACCATCTGGTGTTTTCAACAAGATTATCGCTCTTTATGCTTTTTAGACAAGCCAACCATTTAGTACCCCTTGTTTTTATACTTGGTGTACGCATTGGCGATCTTAACGTGGTAATTGAAGTTCGCATATCCTGAACCATTGTATCCTGCAGCAAAAGATCGACAGTTATCTGCCACACCGTTGATTGCTACAAAAGCCTTGGATAAGTGATTGACTTTGATGTATCGCACTAATAGTTCGTAATGTTTTTTCTCATCGGAAACCAGTGAGTACATCATATCCCATGGGGTTTTAAATCCTAAAAGAGCATAGTGGAAACCCATCACTTGGAATTTACCCATAGAAACTGACATGAATGCACCTAAAGGGTCAAATTCACAGGCACGTAATAGTTTTTCCCAACTGTCGTTAATATCGTTATTATCAGCATCAATGGTGTAGTTACCCCCAGTTGGGTAGTTGAAGAACGTAGACTTAGGCGCACTGGTGTCGTTATTATATTTCCAGAATTTGTGGCGTTCATATAGGATTTTAACAAGCCCATCGTTTAACCAACCGTTGCCACCTGATTCTACCTCTGCAACGGCTCTGATCTTGGCTGTGCCTGTATTATCTCCAAGCAAAATAGATAATTGTTTGAGCTCATCATGGGTAACGGCTTTGGCTTTTAGGTCTCGGAATAGTTCAAAGACTGCAGCCTTGGTTGCTTTACCGATAATTCCGTCAGCACCTGCGTTGCCTACGTTTTTTCCTTTACTGATAAGCCATTTCTGGAAGTCGATTCGTGTTAATTTTGACATTAAAATAATCCTCAACTGGGTTGAGGATTATTCTACAACATAAAGTACCTATTTTAGCTTTGATCACGGATATGTTTTAACTTCTCTAAATAAAAGTCATAATCTAAGGCCATCCAAAGAACCCCACCCACTAATAAAACCGATGCTAAGATATGGTTCTGACGCATACCAATTAGGGATGCTAAAAGAAGAACAATCAAATACTTCCGACTGGTAATAAAGACAAAAATATTTTTCCCTTTATTAAATGAATATAACCCAATCAAACTAAGTAGGGCTAGGGCAGCCCATAGTGCTGTGAAAAAAGTAATAGGCATGTTATTCACCCTTTCCTGTTAGTTTTATGCTTTTACTATACTCATTAAATTTTTCTCGTAGGTTGAGAATTGTTACAGGGAGTACAATAGAAGCAACTGTAATCCATATTGGGTTGAGTAAGGTTAGGCTTTTATCTTTATATAAACAATAGATAAAGGCCAAAATACCTCCCAATAGGGCTGTTACAAATTTTACACTCGGTGGTAAGTCTTTTTCACCGTTTTTTGTTGGTAGTTTCATTCCGAGCCAAGATGCTATGAACAAGACAAAGACACAAAGCCCAAAGGTGAACTCGTTTCGATATAATAAAACGAACTCAGTAGATACCGTATCTTGAGCAAAAGCTGAATGATTTAACAATGTAAAAACGCTAAAAAAACCCAGGAATAGGTACTGAAACTTGAAACGCTTCATGCGTTTTCCCTCATTGGTTTTAGTGATCAAATAGTACCATTTTTGGGTTAATATTAATATTTCAACACTAATTGTATACTTAAAATTTATTAGGATTACTTGTGTAAGTAAACAACAAGCTAAGAATCACCAAGGTTTTATTATAAAAAGCCCAGAATTGGGGCTTTATAAACACTATGTTTTACAACTTTCCAAAAACGTGCGTCTCTTTGTGTTCCGTTTTTGTCTGCTGCAGTGTAGTAAGCAATTCAACTGTAATAATATTGAGGATACCAAGTACATTCGCTAGGTTAAATGCTTTATGCTTTTTTGATTGCTTCTTCGTATGACACATTGTTCTTACAAGAAAAGCCCCTTTCGGGGCTGATCTTTTACACCATCTTCGTTTCAGGTAGCGGCTTCGGCTTCGGACGCTCAGCTTCATACTGCTCTTCTGAAATGAACTCGACGTTGTGAACCGTATTCAATTCACTTGATTCGTTCAATTCACCGTACATCAGAGTTACACCTGAAATTTTGTCTGTGACTTTGAAGTACTGACCATCCGCTTTTGTATATTTTTTAACGTTCATTAAACTAATCCTCCGTCCATAATTGTCCAACCCGCACCAATTAATCCACTCACTGCTGCTTGACTTGCTGCTGATCGTTTTACCACAGCGTGCACAGTTTTTGGGCTTGTTCCGATTGCCCATTCGTTTTGTCGCGTTGTACCCACATCCAACCACAGTGCATTCAAGTATTTATCATAGTTTTCAGTTGACCAATTCGGTGCTGCTGATACGTCTGCCATATTTGAATTAACATTGAATTTCGCAGGCCACAGAGATAAATCCTGATTGAAAGATGTCGCACCTTGCATGAAGCCTATAAAGCTCAGTACATTTCGTATATCCCAATCATTAATAGGTTTGTTGAATGAAAAAGCATTCCAGAAGAAGTAACCCATATGCACAACTGACCTGAAACTCCCTATTATTGTGTTATTAAATTTCGAGTTGTCCGAAAACCATCCCTGAGCATCTTGGAGTATGGGGGCATTAAATTTTATTGGAGAGTTGAAACCACTACTCGCGAAAATGTAATCAGCCCTTTGCAGCAATGGCATGTTCCCGAAGTCTATCGGTTGATTAAAAGAGGTTGCGTAACTGAACATACGTCCTATTAGTACTGCTTTACTGAAATCAAAATTGGTTAATGGTTGATTGAACTTTGATGCCCCGAAAAACACCCCAGTAAAATTATCGCAATTTGATGTATCAACATTTAATTGCGAGTTAAACGATGCAGCTCCGTGAAGCATAAACGTCATATTTGTCGGTTTTGCACCCCTTATCGTGATGTCTTTATTGAGCTTTGCAGCATTCATCAATAAATTGTTGACACTTAATAGTTTCGGGGCATCCCAATTTATCTCACGATCAAAATTGATCGCACCCGCAAAACAGTATCCCGCATCTGTAACTTGACTCACATCCCATGAATTTACTCGCTGATTGAATCCCTCAATCTTCATACAAATGCCGTTGATTGATGTTGCACCATCGGTATGGATGCCCAAAGAATAATCAGGATATGCGCCTAAGAAGTATGAACCATCAAGTGGGTCAAATCCTAAGATTCGATCTTTATCTTTCCATGATAGGTATGCGTAGTCGCGCCCCGCATCAAGTTTTAATGTTATTTCATTGGTAGGGTTGAAAGTTCCCTCTGTAACTGGATCAATGATCCCGAGTGACGCACAAGTGAGTGTCCCACCAACCACTTTAAACTCTTTGGCAGAGTCATTACGAAATTTGAAAATGTCGCCATTATCAGCATCAGAATTCCGTAAGATGCGGACGTTGCTAACATAGCCTTTCGGCGGAAAAACATTAATTGATTGATCGACTGTATTTGTCGATTTAAACACTGTGCATGACATTGTTTATTGCTCCTGCGTTTAAGCTGTATAATTGAAATATGTGTCTAAAAATGCGATACGCTTTTTTGTCCACGTCAGAATTTGTTCCAAGCTCGTGATGTTTAAAGATGGACGCACAGGCCAACGTGCAAGTTCAAGATCATAAACGTCCTTTGAATACTTCAAAAAAATATCAGTTGATAAGTTGTAGATGTTCTCAACTGAAATGATCCCTAAATCACGCAATTGCTTGTACCGTGCCTCAATATCTGTGTTATATGTGAGTTTGACTTTACGCCAAAATGAATTTGAACTATTCGATACAAGTTGCGAACCTGTCGTGTCGTCGTATACGATAGCACCAGTCCATTCAAGGCCGAAGACGGTGTCCATGTCGTATGGCATAAACATGAATTTTTTGCCGTCGTAGCTAATAAACTGTAAATTTTTTACCATGGTTGGGTTTACGACGTCCCTGCATTTCACGAACTCAGCAAAGATCATGAAATCGATCACGTTTTGCTTATCAAGGTAATTGACTGCTTGTGTAGCGAAATTCGTATCGCTTAACTGTGTGAATGCATTCCAATTAGAAATTGCGGTCCACGTATCCGCAGTGGGTGTACTTGGCGCTTTCATTTCGTAAAGCGTCGGGTTTATGACCTCAAGGTTAGTGATGTCATTCCATCCATCCATCCCAATGTGAATTTCTTTTGGCTTATTTTTGGCGATATTATAATTGCTACGCTTCTTTGCAGTTCCGAACGAACCGATACCATAAAATTCATCGTTTATATACAATATGGCCGAATATAAACGTGGCACACCATTGGCCCCGTTTTGCAATGCGTCTTTACCCGTTTTACCAATGTAAGGCTTCTCTACTTCAAGTCGCGGATAACCGGTTCTTGATGCTGTAAATTGTTCCCACAATCGGTAGCACATTGCGTTGCGAATGTTAGTATGATCAATCCAGTTCGATTTGAAAACTAATTCGTCGTGCGGTAGCAGATCACCGATTTTGACGTTCAGTGCGTTTGTTAAAGCTAGATCTGAAAAGAATGAGATGTTCCAGTTCTTTTTCGCATAAAATGCACTTGACGCACCTTGTACTTCCATTTTTACAAAACAGTTAAACGACTGACCATCAAAATGGAATTCGCCCTTACCTGCGATAACAGTGCCTTTCGCATCAGGTAACGCTGGCACATCTGTTAGATATATTTGGATAAGTGATTCAGGTGCTTTCACTGCGATTTGTTTGAGTGCTGTTACCGCTTGCGCTTTGTTTTTAAACTTCTTCAAATCGTTGATTTCATTTAAAACATCGACACCGTTGAAGACCCAATTACCATGTTTGTCGACGTAACCTAGCAAGTTCTTTTCAGCATCTTCAAATCGAATCAATTTTGAGTCATCTGACTGCTTTGTTAGCTTTTTCAAATACTCAAGGGCATCAACAGCATTGTGAAGCCCATCGATCTGACCAGAGCGCAACATTCCAGATTTTGTCAAACGTAGGACGATATTTCCATCGCTATCTTCAAACGTATATAAATCACTTGAATCACCCGTCGCAAGCAGCTTTAACAATACGCTGATATTGTTCAAATTCAGTTCATCGACAAACTTTTGTAGTTCTTTAATGTCTTCCTGATTTGTGAGCAGGATTGAACGTTTCATGTTTTCATCGTAAGAAACAAACTGGCCCTTTTTATTTAGTGCAAGTACAACATTTCCAGTGCTATCTTTCCACTCATAAATATTTTCTGAGTCAGAATGCTCTGCATATCTAAATTCAATGTTTTTGACTTGTTCCAAAGGATCGTATGGGCTTTTCATTAAGCTTGTTGCGTCTGCTGTAGCCTTATACCACAAGCCCCCATTTTCGGCTTCACCAATATTCACAGCCTGATTGACAGCAAGGCTTGAAATGTCAGCATTAGCCAGTGCCAGTGTTGGGTAGAACTTAGTCGCTTGTGTGCTTAATTGTAATAAAGCTTGATCTGTGTAACTTTTGTTTTGTGCTAAGCTAGAATCAACGGCAGTTTTAGTTTCCAACAATTTAGAATCAACGAGTTTTTGATTTTCCGATATTTTAGAATTAACCGTCTGTTCTAAGTTTGTAATATTTTTATTTAAATCGCTAGCGATAACGATGCGTAGTTGTTGAAAAGACAAAGCTTCACATCCATTTACACCTGCAGGTAAATTACCCACAGGGATTTTCACTTGATCTAACACTGTTAAATCGTCAGGTAGTTGTGGTAACAATGTTAAATCTTTAATGCTTCGAGCAAAAATATTGGTTAATTCTGCCATGTAGAATACCTCCAAGGTTGGAGGTATTCTAACAAGAAATATTAACCTTTAACATCTATTTTGATTGCTTCTTTTTTATCTGGGTCACTATTGTCTGCAGCAACAGCTACGCCTGAGTCTGTACTTAGAACTCCGGCTAAAGGTGCTGCAGAAGCATCTGTTTTTACTTTCGCACGTTTTTCACCATTCAAATAATCTTTGACAAAAGCTACAGCTTTTTCAGCGTCTTCGGCAAGATTAAATAACACAACTTTATCATTATGATTTAACCAACATTGGCTTTTAGGTGCATACGTCAGCCGAGTAGGTACATTGTAGTTTTTACCTGCTGCATATTTATGAATTTCTTCAATAATAGCTTCACCCTCACCGTTTGCTGCTTTAATTGAGACAACATCATCCAGTTTAAGCACTTTTTTATTAGTGCCGTCGCCATAAGTTACTTTCATAATCTTAGTCCATATTCATGCGAGACATACCCTGTGTTGCTTTTCGTGGATACTCTCTTAGGTTTTTGAAAAGGTCTTCATTGCTTACCCACATTGGGCTCACAATCTTGTACCATAGTTTAACTTGTTCCCAGTTTTCTGTCAGCTTTTTGGCTAACTTTGCATCAAAGTCCGCAAAGTAACTAAAGTCTGCAGTATTTTCATCAAGGTTGGTTTGAATACAAACTCGTTCTGCAGCAGTTAATTTTTCCCATGCCTTATCACCAAAGCCTTTTAACCCTTTGATGTTATCCCCTGTATCCCCTACAAGTGTTTTATATAGTGGTATTTCTGTAGGGCAACTACAACATGGAGCCATTTTACCTTGTGGTTGTGTTACTCCATCCAAGGCAGTTAAATCAACTAAGTCACCATCGTTTGATGCTATTTCAATATCCACATTTGGCCCTGCAACAAGTCGAACCAGTGATCGGATAATATCATCGGCTTCCACACCTGCTTTTTCAATGATATAAACCCCACCCAGATTTGGTAGATCTTCACTTTTAAATTGTCGAAGCAACTCATACTTAGTCGGGTCTTGTTTGTTTTTGGCACGACTCGCTGTGTTTTTATATTCTGGATATAGTGCGCGACGTTGTGCACGTGAATCCATACCATCGAATGTCCAGTAAACGAAATCAGCACCAAAATTTAATTGTTGGCAGCGTCGAACCAGGTCTTGGTACGATGTGGCTTTCGCATAGTTAATTAAGAACTGATTATTTCCGTCAATAATTTTTATCTTAGTTCTCATTATTTAATTCCTCAACCAGACCGGGGTGGTCTTGTTCTAAAGCGTGAATCAGTGCTGACAAATCATGTACGTTTTTAGCAGCTTCAAGGACAGCCTTAACCAGATCGGTGTATTTAACTTCCCAGTCTGGTTCTGCATCATGGTATGTGACGTGTGGTGTATCTGATTCAGTAGCTGTTAGTAATTTTTTCGCATCCATTAGTGATTGTATCTCTAACAAAAGGCGGTCTGCAAAAGGTTTTGAGCGTATGCGGAAGCCTAGAACTGGATCTCTATCTTGTCTGAGCCCAATGAATGGTTTAGGTGGTTTTATCGTTGTACGACCATCGACTTGGCATATTTTCTTCTCAAACCCAGAACAATTTATATTGTTGAACTGCACTTTAGACGCTTCTACCAGTGCTTTTTCCAAGTCTTCGACATGGTTTAAATCAAATATGTTTTCAAACTTCTTAGACATTTGTTTCTCCTAGAAACAACAAATCCCCTTTCGGGGATTTGGTGTCAGATTAAATTAATTAATTTCTTTAAGGATCAGTTTTTTATATTGACCTTTATCGCTCTTAATTTCTTCACCTGATAATTCAACAACAACTTTTTCACCACGCTTGCCTTGAGCAAGTGCTTTGTCCCATACCGCTTTTAGAAGTTTAGATGCTGTATATGGGGTTGTGTAACCAAACAATGTTCCTGCCGGAATAGTTGTTTTACCATCTACAGACGCTGTATCTTCTGCCAACTCTAAAGTGAGTTCAAAGCCAGTGTAAGTATATGCTTTCGCATCTTTTTGTTGAATTAAAGCAACGTTCTGCCCCCACGGTAAACCATTGTGGGCCGGGTTGTTACTTACAGTCACAGCACCGTCATATGATTTAGTATAAACCTGACCTGTTGGACTTTGGTAGTTCATGCAGAAACACGGTTGGTAAGAACCACCGTTGTTTGAGCCTTCAATTGTTAAATTGAATTTAGCTGCACCAAATTTTTCACCATCTAACTCTAAACCACCGTCGCGTAATTTTACGAAGTTAGAAACACCACTTACTGCTGTAACTGCGGAATCGTCCATCGTTAAAGCTGCTGCAGCAGGAACATATTCCGCCACACCATGTGGTTGTTGGTTGATTTGAGCAAGAGGTTGTGCTGCTTGAACAGCTTCTTGTTGAATTGGTTGAGCAGTTTGAACGTCTGCTGCTGCTGCTGCTGCTGCTGCTAATGCTAATGCATCTTGAACTGGGTTTGACATAAGATTTCTCACACTATTAAGGTTAAGGTCACTACAATTTTAAGGTTAAAAATATCACCTGATAAACTGGACGGCTTCACTTTTCGAATTGCTTCTACTTGGACGACTTCACGGTATCAGGTGATACGGTCAATATTGGATTAAACTTGAAAGCTTGTCAAATAATATTTTCAATCATTTTTCTAAGCGATCATTTTTTCTCCAACTTCTTTATATTCCATAAACTCAGCCAGAATGTCGTCAAAGTTATTTTCCTTGGCTTCTGTCTTGACTTTAGGGAAATATATCACTGGGTTATCTGGGTTCGCTGCATTACTACTTCTTGAGTTGTGATGCACCGCCCACATAACATATTGGTCTGCAGTATTTTCATATTCCAGACAAATAATTCGCAATAACTCAGTACGAACACCACGTTTGGCTCGGGCAACGGCTTGTAAAAACTCATCATCACCATAGTTTAAACTGTGGAAGATCACGGTGTTGACGTGTCCCCAGTTATAACCCACACCTGCGGTAGCTGCAGAACAAACAACAATATCTAAATTCCCTGCTTGAAACTCACTGTCAATATTATCTCGACGACTACGTGGCACTTCACCATGGATTACTCCCACTCGGTATTTCTTGTCGCGCAGTGTCTTGGCAATAGCTTCAATTTCTGCCGTAAATGTGCCGAAGATAATGAGTGGTTCACCTTCTTCCGCATATTCCAAAATTCTTTCGAGTTTTGGAGTAAGTCCTTCGAAGATTTTTGCTTCCTCAAACTTGGTTGGTTTTCCTTTAAGATCCCACGCGCAGGGTAGCTTAATAGCGTTTGGATGGGCCAACATTTGTCGAACACGAAGCGAGTCTGTTCCACCTGTCTTAGCTTCAAGAACGATATTTTTGATCTCTGCAAGACCTGCTTGTTCAAAGGAACGGTAAATGGTCTCGACTGTTGGCTCCATTGGTAAAATGTCACGCAAAATAACTTCATCTACGTCACCATACATATCTTTTGCAGTCCAACAGATTGAGTAGTGAAGCAAGAATTTCTGCAACACTTCATGGTTGATCCACTCTTGAGGTGTACCATAATCGTCTAGGATTGCATGTTGTTGAAGATAAAAATCATACGAGTGGTAGTAATCCTTCTGAATCATGTGACAGTAGGTGTATGCCGAAGATAATTTACCACGTGGCGTTGGTGTTGCCGTCATAAAACTAATTCGGCAATAATCTGGCGTACCCTGCACGAATGCTTGGGTGCGTTTACTGTTCCAACCACGGTAGTATAGATGTGGTTCATCGCAGATTACTTGAATAATGTCAGGGAATTTCTGGCGCATTTCAACAATATGTTTTGCATACGCTTCTGCAGTCATTACCCAGACCAAAATGTTTTGGTCCAAGCTAATTTTTCGTTTCTGTGTCGCTGTACCTTTAATCAATTTTACTTGATCAGGATGTAGATCTGGATTCCAATCTAGGATTTCTTGACGATTCTTTTTCATCAAAGACGAAGGCTGAATCCAAATAACTCGGCAATTATATTTACCGCCAGTTGTGATTCGAGCCGACATTGGTTGTAAGAATGAGTTATTCGTCAAGGAAGCTCGGGTCGAAATCTTCTTCTCCCCAATCAAAGTCAGAATTTCCTCCGGTGTGATTCTCATCACATACCCGGTCAAGGCACACTGGGTTGGTGTCTTCCCTGTCCCTGCTTGGCTGCGATCCAGAAACCGGTGGTTGGCTATTAGTCGTTGGAACGTTTGAATCTGCTTGGGTCGCAACATTAATGCCATTGCTTGTTCCTCCTATATTTGTTGTTTGTAGTCGAAAGAATCGTTCTGTAAATTCAGGATGATTCAGCGTTCTAATTAACTCAAAAATACCTGCAGTAGTGGGTGTGTCATAACCTGCAAAAATTTGAGCCAATTGGTTTTCATTCTTCAAGCCTAAGCAGCTGCAGATTACTTTCCGTTGTCTGTCTCGGTCAGCCGAAGAAAACAGAAAGTTCTCAAGTAATTGCCCAAACTCTACTGCAAAAATAGTGTCAAGGTTTTTCATCGTTAATGACCGCACCTAACATTTTAATGGTTAAAGTCATGCACCATTCATGTGCTGTATAAAATACTAATGCTAAACCACGGACCAAAATTGCAGTCAATAACCATGCAGCGCTAATGATTAAAGCAGGAAGAATCCACATGAGTTTAGTTTTGCGCTCACCCACCATGGTGTGTTTTATCCGCAACAAAATTGGTAGCAATAACCATATCAAGTACACAACCAAGAAAGTGACTAAGCCCGGTGGGATATAAATTTCATATGTCATACGGTAATCTCGACTAATTCACCAGTTTGAAGTTTATGTAACGTCTCTGGTGATATGTTGATTAAAAAACCGAACATAGTGTGTTTTACACTATGTCCTTTGGCTTCGGTATAATTTGTATTTGCATAGGCAAATGGTTTTTTGATGGGCTCAACTATAACATGAACCCATCCTTCTGCCATTTCTATATCATCCATACCTAAGTTCTGCATGTCACCTCAAGCCTTCATGTAAGTGAAACGCAGAGTTGGTTTACCTTCTGTACTTAATTCTGGTTTATCAGCCAGAAGTTCTTTCACTGTTTTGTTTGACACTTGAATCTTGAAGCAGCTTAATGCCTTATCATGACCATATAGCTCAAGTAATTCTTTGTATGCTACAGCACCATCCACGTTTTGAGTGCGTACTTTCTTCACATTCAAAGTGCGTTCCGTTCCGTAATCACCAGGCTCTGGTTCAACTTCTTTAACCTTCATTTCAATCCATTCGATCAGATTGATTACTGGTTCGTAGGTTTCCAACAATTCTGCTCGTAAATTAACCATTTCGCTAATCAAGTATTCAAATTTTAGGCTTTGAGCACCATCGTCCAGTTTTTTCTGGTCTTCAGCTTGGTTAGCTAAGTTTAAGATTTGCGCTTGTAGTTCTTTAATATTCATGGTGATTTCCTTATTTACATGGACAATTAGTGTAGTGGATACCACATTTAGGACAGCGTCCCCAGTCTGTGCCGGATTCTGTCCAAGGTTGTAGGTTGATATACATGGGAGTTTCCTTATTTAACAGTTGTAAGTAATTGATCAAAAACAGTTTTTAGTTGATTGATCAGTGGTGTCTGTGTTCGAATATAGGACTCAATCACTGTTGGTGATGTGAATAACTTCAACGCTGTAGGTGATAAGTTCTGAACATCAACATAGAAACCTTTTGGGCCCATTTCTGACATATTGGCTCTAACAAGGTCTGCATCTGAGTCACTGACCATGATTAGTTTGAGACCTAGATACTTATCTGTGTCAAAGATATGGGTAACTAAACCTGCGTTGTATTGCACAAACAGATTTTCCGTAAGCTGATAGCGATTGCGGTTTCGATCTCCTTTGTAAACAATATCGTGAGCATATTGCGTTACGTTTAAGATTTTTTGGTACAGGGTTTGTTGTAGTGTTGCCATTTGATCATCCACATTGGTTAATTTTAGGTGTGAAAAACCCAATCCGAAGATTGGGCTTTTTCAATTACTGGATCTTACTTTTTGTAAGTACCAATTAAGGTGTTTTCTAAAGAATTTCCAATAAGTTCTTGGAAATGTACAGCTGCTTTTAGGTAGTGGCCTAAAATACCTACTGGTTTCAAGCGATAGTGAACTTTCGTGCCACCGTTGTCTTTTTCTTCAAAACGTGTCACTACACGGAATGAGATCGTTTGCGCTTCCAAGCCTAAGTACATGCCAGTTGTGTATTGCAATTCAGTCGGTAAGATCTCAGCCTGTGCTTGAATCGCAATTTTTTCCATGTCTGATTGTTCGTAATTCAATGCACCAGTGTTTAAAGTTGATGTGCTGTTACGATCAATTTTGGCGTTACGAATACCAACGATTGCTTTGGCAAAGCTGATTGCTGTTTCATTGTTGTATGCAGCAATTTCTGCAGCACCCAAGTAATCTTCCAAGATCTCTGCAAAGTCTGTTGCAGAACTCCATGAAGCTGTTTTGCTTAGGAAGTCAGCAAACAATGGGTCTTTACGCAATTCTAAAACAGCCACGTCGTCGGCATGTCCCGGTGTGTCGTAAGAGCCAAAGTTCAGGGCTGTGACCGAAGACAGTGAATTTTGTGGTTCTTCTGCATAGATGAATGTACGTTCAGCTTCTGCACCATCTTCGCTTAAACGAGACTTTACATAATCAATGTATGATTGAATATCTAAAGTAGTGAAGCGACCACGTAGTCGACTACGGAAAGGGTTTGCAGATTCGGTGCTGATTAGGGTGAAGTCTTTATGGATAATGGCAGCATTATCCCCTAAAGGGATATTTTCATACTCTGCAGCGAAGCTAAAATCTACCACTAAGTTTTCTGTGTTTGACATTTTCAAGTTTCCAAATTGTTGAGTTGAAAAGAACCACCCTCTGTAGGTGGTTCAAGTGTTTTGCTTTAATTAGCTGCCACGAAGTCCGTGGGTAGCCGGCATTCCAGACTGGAAACCTACATCGTGGTCTTTAGCTTTCGGTGGTGTATCCACTAGGCCACGCTGTTGGTCAACGAAGAACACTGACTCACGTGTTTCATCTTCCATTTTAGAACCTTTGCCTGTAGGCATTTTATAGGTTAATTTGGCGTTGATTTTTACACCAGTTTCTGAGTCTTCCGACATACGATCAACGGTCAATTCTAATGAAATTTTACCGTTGCGTTTGCTTCCGTGGATTAATACAGCTTGTGCCGTATCAGTCAACACTTTTGCAAGAATCTGGTTTGTTACACCACCACCTAAACTATCCATAAAAGCGGTTACGTCTGTTGGTTTACTCATAATGAGTTTCCTTCCGGTTGGGTTGTTTGTTACTTTGCTTGGTTACACGAAACCCCAATCGTTAAATTGGGGTGAGTGTTTAAATTACTGGTTATTGCTGTCGCTGTCAACTGTTTTAAGACCTAGTTGGGCTGTTAATTCAGCCACACCTTCTTCCCCAAGCAAGGCAAGGGCCTGTGTTTTCTTGGTATTCTTGAGAACGCGCTGAGTCACTACATCAATTGCTTTTTTCTCACGTTCCCGAGCATTGCACATTGTTGTGTCTGAGATCACTGTGCTCAAATAACGCAAACTTAATGGGTCAATATCAATATCTAGGTCAGCATAATCGTGAATGCTTAACAGCTCAACCATTTGATATGGGATCGTAGAGTTGATTGTTCTATTCAACATCACACCGAAGACTTTTTCACCTGCAGTATTAGCTTCAACCTTTGGCATATTGTTTAAAATAATACCACCTGTTGTTTCTTGTTCTGCACGTTTTTGACTTTCTTCAAGCGCACGAACAATTTCTTTAGCTTGATCTGTAGTGATTTTGGCAACATAGATGCTACGCTCATCATCATTACGTGGGTAACGATATTTAACATACTTAATCTCGTCATCCATCAAAGCCAAGACTGCAGAAGCTGCTTGTGCACGAATAGTATTTGAACTCATGGTTGTTTCCTTTTTGGTTAAGTTAGTTTTTTGGTTGTACAGCGATACAAAAGAAACCTAAAAATTCAAGTTTCTCGTTTTCATTTATTTCTACTTTGATACCTAACACATTTACTTTAGATTTTGTAGCGTCCTCCATAAAATAAACATCTAGTTCCGAAGTGTTGTCTGTCACATTAGATATATCTATCTGAATATGATCCCACGTATTTAAACCAATTCCGTGGGTACGGACTGTATTTAAAGCATAACCCATAGCTTTTTTGAGCGTTGGTAGATCGTATGTCTTTTTAAAATCTACTTCGTCTCGGCAGTCTTCCTTAATTTCAAAAACTCGTAAGTTACTGAGACTAAGGACACCTACTTTTGGTTTTACTTTTTTACTATTCACAAATAAACTCCGAAATTGGTCCAAGTTGTTGTAGGGCAATTACATCGGATGCTAAATTATTCAACACCCCAAAGTATTCACTGATTTGATTTACAAGTGATGACCATTCTTCATACTCAAATGGTTGCCATTTGGTAGGGGCAGCTTTCCAGTGTGCTTCACACAAGTCTTCAAATTCCTGATCCCCTATGTTTTCTGGTGTATTTTCCATCATCCAGTCGTAGAAGGCAGCACAATCATCGTAATAATCTTCGGTATCACCTTTTGGTTCAGGGATATACGTCATGAATTGACCAAGTGCTTGTTCCTTCAATTTGATCAATACTTGTGGGTGGAGTGGGTTAGCTTGTGAATGTTTTTCCAATACTTCTACATTAATCATTGTCTGATTCCTTATTTAAGTGGTTTTGAATTTCGTAATTCTTGCCGTTTTTTCTGCATACCTTTTTTGGCATGTAGATCACAAAAGAAGTTGGCCTTAGATCGTTGATCTGGGTTATCGGTGTGGGCTTTGACGTGTTTAAACTTATAGTTTAAGTGGTACGCTTTAGTGAGTTGCAACCAAATTTGGTAGGCTTCCTGAGCATCTTTCCGTTTACAAGGTTTACCTTGTAAACAGCTTATAGCTCCTAGATTATCCAATTGGATAAGCACAAAATCACCTTTTAAAACCATACCGTGGTTGATTGCGACTGCTAGTGAATTAATTACAGCTTGAATTTCTGCAATATAGCTATCAGCAACAAGATCTTGGAAAGAGCCCCCATAAGGCATCTTTCCTCTTTCCGAAACAACCCACATACCATAACCACCTGCTCTTGTTTTTCCACAAACTGATGCGTCGGTCATTAATGTGACTTGCATTTCATCACCCTTTCAAAACTTGAGTAATTACCTTTTGAGGTACTTTTTGTAAGTACCACATATTTGAATGACCCATCAAAGCAATTTGTTTAGCTTCTGGATTTTTCTTAATGTAGTAACCTACAGCTTCTGCAGTAACATCCCCACGGAAGAATAGTTCTGAAACGTATTTATAGTCACGATTGACATTAAACACTGGTTTTTCCAAAACTTTCGCTTCTGTGTAGAGTCGAATATCTGCAGGAATGTTTTTCTTGGTTAATTTGATTGCTGTTTTATACATTGGACGACCTTTACGATCTCGTTTGTACTCATAGCTAATTTCGTAACCAAGAAGATCTTTCAGGATTTTTTCCATGCTGTTTTCACCACAAGCACCCTCTACTTGTATCTTTCCGTTGCGGAAAGAGAAACCATAGAAGTTTTCACATTGGCCTGTAAGTTCTTTCAAAGCATCACCAAATTGGTCTTTAATAAATTGACCCATTGCTGATCCGATCATGCAGTAACCACCGCCACATTCACGGTATTTGCTTTCGTTTCCGACAACACCTGTGAGGGTCACTAGGTTATAACCATAGCTGTTTTCTGCTCGGCTTGTACCGTAGGTAAATGCTAGTTCAAGATATTTTGGTAGAGCTTCAAAAGTAGCTGCTTTCATTTTCATATTTTTCATAACGTTTTCCTTTCCCTTGATTGGGTTAAATTGTTGATTTTGCTAAAATTTTACTTAGTCAGTGATTGTGATCCAAGCATCGTCACCCACTTTTCCAAGTTTTTCATTACCTACATTTTTGTGAAGTTCACCTCCACGGATGTTGAACCATGTTTTGTAGTTTAGTGCTTCACAAATGGCGTTGATTCGATTTCGTGTTGTGTTAGTTGCATAACCACAGAAATTTACCTTTAATTCCTGTTTTTCGTGGTTGTACTCAGCAATTTGATTACCGTGGAGATATACCTTAGAAAGTTCAGTCGCTACTGAATACTCAACCGCTGTGTTGGCTTGGTTTATAACTCCACGAGTTTTTAACGCTTGGGTGATTTTGTTCTCTAATTTGTTCATTGATTTCTACTCCAAAAAGGTCTTTAGTTAAGGCAGTGACTCGCACTCCCATAGGTGAATCCCGTCTTACATCAACAAACCCCATTGAATGGAGTTTGTTTAATTGGCGTTGTACTGTTCTTCGTGTGGTTAATAAACCATGCTTGGTGAGTTCTTCGTGTATCTCACCCACACCTATCCACCGAGCATGGTTCCGCAAGAGGATTCCTAGTGTGTAAAAGTAATACTCGTACATTTGGCAACGTCCCCTAATTTGGCATATTCAGGTGTCCACTTCGGTGGTTCAGAGTCAGCCCAGTGTTCGAAATGTTCAAACGCTGCTTCCGCACTTTCAAAGCCACAGCATGAGTCATTGGTGTCGACCACGTTGGCTTCTAGGTCATCGTTATATTCCATCTGGTCTTCGTACTTGTATTTGTCCTCATCTTCAACTTTGTACACAACCGAAGCTGAGTACCAGTCTCCGTGTAGGAACTGATTCACACCACTAAGGGCGTTACGATAACCATCTGGTTTTTCCGAAATAATGAAGCAGTCAGAATCTTCGTAGCAATCAGCCTGACTCAAGTGAAAACCATCTCTTTCGTCTGTTATTTCACCCATAACCACATAAGGGTTATTTTCATGAAAGAGTGCATCAACAGTTTTAATTGCTCGATTTGAAATATCTGGATCAACAACCATGAATCGGTTTTCAAAACTATGAACATAATGTTCACCTAAACAAAAGAACTCAACTACATCATCAAGCTGTTTAGGTGTTTCAACTTTGAGTTCAGTCAAGACTTTGATGAACTTTTGACGTATTGGGAAAGTATCCATGTTGTCTTCTTGACTTTCATCGTTGAAGAAACCATAGATGGTTGCACCCAACTGTTCGGCTTGGAAGAAATTGATTGTTTCTAAAACCAGTTCTTCTTCCAATTTCTGAATATGTTCAAAGAAATCATCGTCTTCACAGTCAATAATATAATTCAACATCGAATCAACAAGCGGTTTCCATTGCTCTACATAAACTTTCTGAGCAATAACATTCCAGTTGATTTCTACTTCAAAAGTATGGGTGTCTTTCAATTCCTCAACTGTCTCATTCCATTTCTTCACAGCATAAACACAGCAGTCAGCACGGTCTGCTAATGCATCTTCACGTGCCATTTCAAATGCTGAATATAAACCACTTGGACCAGTGAATACTCTTGAGTTTATATTTACATTAGGAAAACCATTGTGGCTGATACAGTTGTCTTCCCAGTCGCTGTAGTCTCTTAATGAATCCCAGACTCGGTCCTCTGAATGAACCAAGATGTGGTAGCCGTTGCCTAAGTCTTTGCTTTCAATTAGGTCATACATAGTCTTTATCCTTTAATCAGGTTGGTTTTTGGTTAATTACGTTGAAGTTAGAGGTTGATTACGTTGAAGTTAGAGATTGATTACGTTGAAGTTAGAGGTTGGTCAATACTCATTGGTTGTTTCTGCTTAACACTTTGAATTTCCTTGAGTAAAGTGTTTAGCAGGAAGTAGCGCGGACCGGCTGTTTGAAAAGAATCTTGGTCTCCTTTAAAAAGCTTGTCCAAGATGTTTTCTATCAATTGTCGATGTTCAATCCCCAATTGATCGAAAGGAGATACGTGTGGATCTCCATTTCTGCAGTGGTTGAATAAGTAAGTCATTACGGCTAACTCATCTAAAATTATGGTATTCAAGTTACTTTCTCGTAACTCTTGCTGTACCTTTTTGCTCATAAATGCTTCAAAAACAACGCAAGCATCGTTGGCTAACAAAAGAACTTCTGAAATTAATGCTGTCATTTTGGCTCCACTAAAACAATATGGGCTATTGTCTGCAGATCGTTTTTTACTGCAGCAAAGACCGAGATGTTGAAATTGTCACTGACTCCACGACGCGACATAGCCATGATTAGAGCTTTTCTTAGCTTTTCTGCTTCGTCTTTTTGGGTGAAAACCCAAGAGAAGGTGTCAATAATACCTTCGGAGATCATTTCTGCGACCTCCGATACAGGGTAGCGTTTTGTCATTATTTCATCCTAAGTTTTCAATACGGACAATATCATAAGGGCTGAACATTGCTTGGAAGTCTGAAACATGTTTACCTGTTTCGTCATAGACTTTGTTTCGAATACGCGATTCAGCACCTACTTGGTTCAAAGTCAACATGTAAGTACCATTTTCTTGATTTAAATAAGCACCTACACAGTTGTACCAGTAACCGTTTCGGGTTTGGATCTTTGTACGTGTATTTAATTGATCAAGGTAAATACGTTGTGGTTCTACCTTTTGATGGGCCAAACCTGCAGGTGTTGGGTAAGTATTAACCCCATCCGATACTGATACCACGTCTAAGGTATTCAATTCACCATTTGGTAGGTATGCACCGCTTGCGGTTACGATATGTCGAGATTCAATATGTGATTGTTTTGCTTTGGAATAGCGAACCAAGTCTATTTCGATTACTCCGTCACCCCCTTGATCTACAGCGGTGACTTTAAAATTCAAACCAGAAGCTAATGTGATATAGCGAATATCTAAATTTTTGGTGTTTAGTGGGTAATGCATTTTTGTATTCCTCAAAAGGCTATTAATGTTGTTTGTTTTAAGAACCGAACATATGTTGGGTCCATAGATGATTCAAACTGGCGTATGTAGATTCCAATTTCTCCGCGAATAAATTCACGAATAACATCTTCATCTAAATATCCAGATACTTGTGTCGCTTTATCTTTTTTCCACTCAAAGCGTGGCTCTTTAGATAATGTGACATAAGGTGGTACTGTCATTTTAATGAAACCGTAGCCTGTTTCTTTTCGTGTATATCGAACAGCAGGTGGTTTCAGGTAATACCGTAGCAAGGTCAACGTAAAGTTGTCAGCTAGGGCGTTTGGTTGAGGATTTGGCACACTTTCAAGCTGTGTGTCCAACGTGTTAATGGGTACGAAATACTTACCTGTCGGGTCTCCGATTAAAGTACCTCCTGTCCGTTGTAAATACCAACGTAGGAAGCGACTTGGATTCCGATACAGACTGTGTCCATATGGGAAGATCCGTTCCAAATAAGACTTTCGTTTGATTGAGCTCTTTGGGTGTACTCGTTGAGCCTGTCGATAAGATTCTTTCACCAAACCTAACCAATACAAGGCGAAACTTATACTGGGGTTTTGGTTATTATCCCAGTCGAAAGCCTGCCGAGCATGATAAAGCGTTTGCTCCGGGATGGTTTCAGGGTTAATTGGAACCATCTGTGTAGACTTGTCGAAGTATTTCATCTATTCCTCTGGATCTTTAACAACTAAATCAAAGTAATCAAGATACTTCATATCTGAAATATAAGCATCACGATTGGACCATGTTTGGTGCACATATTTAGATCCAAGTAAGGCTTGTCCAAGTTTGAATGGGATGCGAATCCAACGATCATATTCACAACCTATTCGGATATGAGCTATTGGTGTTTTGTTCAATGTGCTCATTTTCAAACTGAATGTGTTGCTTGAACGAACCGTATTATATGGGTGTTTAAGGAACGCTGTGTTTAGGGCTGCACCTAAATCGTGCCAGTCGTTGAGTTGAACACGACTCGCAAAAATTGGGTATTCATATCGTCCATCTTGGGCCACTTGAAGTGCTAAGTCGATGTAAAAATTCCCATCGTCAGGATGCTTGATATGGTTACAGACGGTGACTCGACCATCTTTTATGATTAGTCGTAAATATTTGATTGCTGTGTTTGAGTCTTTGATGGACATTTTAACATCCCAAAAATGTTGTAGTAGGTTGTGAGCATGACTCATGACGATGCCATAATCATATGAGCCTTGATTTTCTTGAATACTGGTGTGTATATCTTCGATGGTTTTAGCCAATATATGGTTCACAGGAACTTCAACATTTTCTAGGTTATGTTGTAGTTTTAATTGTTTAACAGCTAATTCTGTTGCTATCTCAAGGCTTTCAGGTTCAACTTCACCTAAAAATTTTTCAAAATCACAAGGTAGTCTAAATGACATATCTTTTCGTTTCATAGCTTTCTCCCTAAAGGGTTGATATTTATAAAATTTTGAGAGCCTAAGCCCTCAAAATTTTCAAACTGTATTACGTATTAGTCTGCATTAAACTCAAAAGTACGTTTGAACTCTTTCAACTTTTCAACGGCTTTGCGTTTACCCGCTTCGTCTGCTTTGTACTCTTGGAATGCCAGTGTTTTGATTCCACCATTATGTTTTGGTAGCAGCACTCGCAAGGTGTACAGTTTTTCACTACGATCAAAATTATCTTCCGATGTGAGGAAAAAGATACAACCATCTTCGCGTTTCTGCAGCTTGGTTGCGATTGTGCTACCCCAGAATTTGTTGGTGTCTTCCTCAAAGAAATGACCATCTGGGTTCCACTGTGCGTAAGCTGCTTTTAAATCTGAATCTGTAACAGAGTTGTTTTTAAGAGTCATGGTCTTTTACCTTTTAGGTTGGTTGGTTGATTAATTACCGTGTTGGTTAATTAGTTTTTAATCTGTAATCTATAATCTATAAGTCTGATACGTTTTCAGTTAAACGTTTCAGAAGAAATTTTGCTAGTTTGAAGCGATTAGCTCCATAGTTGCCTATGTATTTATTTGTCAAGCTTGCATAAGCCTTGCCGGGGTCGTTTGGTGAATAATCTGGATCTTTAACAGGGTGATATACTGATCCTGAAAACCCATTCCATTCTCGGAACATGGCTTGCAACCACTTTGATAAAACATCATGGATTCTATTGGGTGTATTATCAATGAGGTTGTCACATAACCCTGCATTTTCATCGAACGTGTGTTGTGGTAATACTGTTCCACCACACATGATTTCATTTCGATGTTTAATTAAGGTTTGTAAAAAATCTCGGATTTTAATTACATCCGAGATTTGAACATCATCAAAGAACACTTTATTTGCTAAGTTTGCATGTTCAAATTTTTGCTCTTTCAAAAATTGATATAAATAACCTTTACCAATATATAATTTAGTTGCCGATGAAATTACATAAGGTAATACCCAAGTTGGTTCAATATAAACACGGTTGCTATATTTAAAGTCTAAATAAAACCGATGGTCAACAAATGGGTTATAACTAATTTCAATAAACGGAGAGGTTGTATATTTATCCTCATCGTTATAGAAATACATATGATTATCTTCGTAAGCTGAATTACTTACCATATAAGCATGGACGTTTTTCACACCACTTTCGATTACTTGGGCACGACCTGCAGGGCGAGAATAAAATTGAGCATCATATACAACCAGTTTTGCTTCATTAACTACTGGTAGATTGGACTCAGAAACAGACCAACCGCCTTTATTTAAATTGCGATAAAAGCGGAAGCGGAATTGATTGCGTAATTTACCTGTAATTGACATTTTGTGTCTCCCGATTGGGTTAATATTTTGGTGTTACGTATTTGGTGTTACGTATTTGGTGTTACTGTGTTGCGGTCATTAGGGTTATTTTCACACCGTAATCTGTATCTTTATAACCCATGTTTTCTAAAGCTGCTTCCACAACGTAGTTTGGAAAACCTACGTGGTTTTTCAAATGATGTTTAACACCTTCTAAGGTCTCATATCCTTCCTCAGTGGTACACCCATTATTGAAAAATTCAACTGTTTCAACAAAGTAAAAGCTTTTATTGTTCATTAGTTAATCCTCTGGAAATCCTTCACGGAAAGTATGAAAAGTACCCATTTCTAAATTACGCTCTTTGGCAAAATCTCGTTCAGCTTTGAGAATTTGTTTCAAAGTTAATTCAGAATCTACACGATGTTTCCACTTATCTTTCACATCTAGGGTTTGGTAATACCACTCCCCATCATGTTTGTAACCCACCTCTACCGTTGCAGGGTCAAAGTATTCGGTTAGGTCAGAACCATCTGAAAATTTGGTAATAAGCACCAGTCTGGGTTGAGACAAAGACCTGGCCCAAGCGTTCATTGCTGAATGGATTCGTTCAGCAGGGTAGTGCTTATACATAGGATCTCGCCAGTCTGGTTTAGGGTAGGGGAGATCTTTGTTTGGTATTTTTGACATTTTGGTGTACCTCAATATTCTGTGGTAATCCGAGTATTCTCAGGAGACCACGGTTGGGTTTTATTTTTACGACTGAATCGACTACTTCCCTTGATAAAGGGGATACGTTGAGCATCCACCCAAGCAAAGAATTTTGTTCGATCATCCAACCATTCGGGGCAAATAGGCATCTTACGTGACACCCAGCCGTGGTGGGCGTCAGAAGCAGGGTGTTTTGTTAGATTACGAAGCAATTTTGTTGAATAAATACTGGTCATTTCATTTGCTCCATACATGCCTTGACATAGTCCTCAACCTCTTGGAATGCGTCCAAGTAGGTTTGATGAATTTCTTCTTGCTTTTCTGGTCTTTGATAGCCACGGTTTTCATCTTCACGAATGGCTGAGTCTAATTTACCCATTAGTTTTTGAAACTTAGTTAATTCAAATTTTGTTGTCATAGTGGTATCCGTCCGTTACATAGATTGCTGTTACTTCGTTTGGTTGACTACTTTCGATTGGACGACCAAATTTATCTAATATTAGGTGTCCAACGGCAAAGCCTTCTTCAACAAACAACCAGTGGTTTGCTTCAAGGTTATCTAAAGTTTTCAGATTGGTTGTTGCGTGATGTGGGAAATAACACTTTCGGAAACTTGTATTGGTGTTGAAATCGTCACCTATTTCGAAATTAAAGGTTAGTTCTTTAATTTCTACACTGTGAATTTCTTTAATTTTTTCCAAAATATTATTAAATGACTTGTCGCAGCCAAAAGCGTAACCTTCTGCAGCTTTACTTCCGCGGAAGTCGATGTAATCAATCGCTTGCCAACGTTTTCCAGTGCTTTTGGGATGGGGCGCACCATTTCCTTGGAAGGAATAAATACCCCCCTCATATGTTATTAATTCGACGCGATCTAAATTAATAATGCACACCTTTTTGACTCGTTTAAAGCAATAAGATTCACGCTTCGAATCTACGCAATAAACCCAACCGTTTTGTTTAAACGATGTTTCTGTTCGAATAACCTTTTCACCTTTTTTCAGGTTGTTTAAACCTTTAAAATGGTCATCTAAGCGTATGTCTTTCATTTTGCTCTTTCCTATATTCAGGTTAATTTGTTATGAAAAACCGAGAATTAATTCTCGGCTTTTCCATCAATGCTTACAATATTGTGGTAGTTGTATGGGTTGTCCCATTCATGTAAACCATCTGGGGTGTATGTTTGAGGTTCAGCTTGACCTTCAAAATGAACTACCACGCTGTACTTTTCATTAAACAGATCTACAGGGTTCACCCACATTAGGTTTTTAACTGTTAAAATAGTTCCCCCCAAAAGTAGGACTTTAGAACCTACGTTCAACTTGGTCATATCTACTTTTGGTTGATATTGCTCACGGAAACGATCTACACATTCTAAATAACCGGAATCAGCTTCGCTCCAACCACCTGTACAGAAAACTTTCCAAAATGTGTTCATTACTTTGTGATAGTCACCCATATCTTCGATATGAGCATCCACCTTTTGGTGCATATGATTAACAAAAGCCATTTGGTCGTAAGGGATTTCTGGCACATCATCCATTTGCTGTTCGAAAGACTTTTCACAGGTCTTGAGTTCTTCGCGATAATTTTCTTGTGCTTGGGTTAAGACTTTGACTGCAGATTCAGCTATAGCATGGATTTCAGGTTTAAGTTCTGCAGCGATTTTGAACACATAAGGTTGGTGTTGATATGTGTATTCAACAAAATCTTGCTCAAGATAAACGGCAAACATTAACTGATCAGGTGCAAACACTGAACTAAACTGATCAACCAAATTACCATAGTTAAGTTTGATCAGGTTGTTGATTGTTTGAATATCATATTGTTCAGCGAGCATTTTTAATCGCTCACACAAAGCGTCAGTGCTTTCGACTGTTTTGTAATTTGCCAAAATAGGGTGGTATTCTCCAATCACAAAAACATAATTTTGAGTGATTGATTTAGGCGGTAGAGTATTCACAGCAGATTCCTTAATTTCAGTTGGTTCACGCAACACCAAGTAGTAATGATTGCTGTCATTGTTGTTGAGGTTGCAAATAAATTCGTCAATGTTTGATTCGTACACATCTGAATCGTTTAATACACCCATCTTTTTGCGAAAATCTTCAACTATCTCAGACACTGGCTTGCCTGTGTTGATGATTTTGTTCTGCAGATCCTCTTGCAGCCCATAAACGCCAAGCTTGGTGTCTCGTAAGATTTCACATTCAACTTCGACAATAATTTCATTTGACATTTTCATTTTCCTTTTTTAATTTCTTTCTAACGCGACAATTATCTGGGCAGAAATCACCTTTTGAGTCCAGTCTGATAACTCGATCACCTTTTTCGTAACCGTTTTGGTCGCACCATTTATAAAATTCGCGTCGATCTTCAAACCATGCAGGGTGCATTTTTATACCTGCACCTCCGTAGAAATGATATTGATCATTAAATGGGTTGGTAATCTTCGCTCTGGCTGTGGCGTACACGTTCTTAGCCACATGGTTTGTATTTGGTTTCACTTTGGCTTTATCTGTGCACGGTCTGCAACGGTATCGCCCTTTCTTCTTGGCTTCATAAAAGCCCTGACGAGTGGTGTGGATAGATAAATTGCAATCAATACAAACCACTTCGTATTTGGACATGGGTTTCTCCTTAACTATAGTAGTGGCTCTCTATCTGCACATAATGAACAAACACTAATTTATCAACAATTTCGGTTAATGCCTTATGTATGGTTTCCGTATAACTATCGGGGTTACAAATACTAATCCGAATACTGCTAAGACCCTCAGAAACCATTGTTGCTTCAGCATATGGTTCGTTAAAGTCCTTCCCATGTTTTTTGAATACTTTCTTTAAACCCTCTATTGGATTCATCTTTGGATTCAAATGTTTTGGGTTTAGGTGTACTACTGCTTCGAACCAAATAGACATAGTTTTCTCCTAATACTTTTTATCTAAATTTTGATCAAACCATTGAGGTGGCACATCTTGGTAATAACCCAAGCGGAATAAAACATATTCACCTGTCAGTAAATCTTGGAGTTTGTACAATTTTTCTCGGGAATCATAAATCAGGTGGGCTTTGGCAGAAAGGATGTACTCCCGAGAATCTGTTTCAAAACAAAACGCAGGTACAGGGGCATCCAAAATTGGATCGTTGTACTTATGAGGAAATTCAAAATCTTGTTCAGAGTAACCGTCGACCATTTTTCTGTCGATGGTTTGAATATAAACACCACGGTAGGTGAATGCCTTTTCCAATGTTAATGGTTCGGTCAGTTCAATCACACGGAAATATTTTGCACCGTGTATATCATCTAACTGAGTGAAGAAATCATCCGAGAAATCGTGTAGGTAAATATCACTTTCTTTCGGATATTGCTCATTGTAGTGAGCGATTATGTTCTCCACGTCTGGTACAAACTTTTCGTGGGTTAGTTGTGCAACCAAATGGTTTAATTTGATTGCTTGCAGAATCGGGTGATTCTGCGGAACTTCTAAAATTTTCTTTACTTGATGCATGTTAATTGTCCTTTAATATTTCTTCGAATTGATATTCAATGTCACCTGTGTCGTAGAAAGTTTCTACAAACATTCGACCTGTTAAATTTCCAAGTTCAACCCAAAGTTTTGGACTCAATTTATTAATGTCGAAATCAGGTTTGGAAAACTCGGCTTCAAGTTCTTCGGTTAATTCGATTGTAAACATGCTGTCTACTGACATAATAACTTTCATGTTAATTGTCCTATTAATTATCCTGTTCCAAAGCCCAAGGCATAGCCCAGACTTGACCATATTTTAAGATTACCGCATAAGGGAAATCACTGAGCCAACCGCATGAGTGGCAGCGGAATTGCTTGAAAGTCTTATCAAATGGTGCTCGGTTGAAGCAACGATCATTGCCACAGTATGGGGCGTAATAGGGATCATTAAACATATTCATACGAACTATGGATTTCTCCACAATTTTCGAATCAAAGTCGGTGCGTGGCAGAAACCAAGAGTCGTCATAGTCAAAGATTCGACCTGTTTGATCGCCATGCTTGAGCACATGGTAAAAGTTCACGAACTTGAATGGCCCTGCATCAATTTCGGCAGACGTTGCACCAATCTTTGCCAAGTACAAGACACAGTCGTTGACTGAGTCAAAGCGCAAAGGTTCGCAATCTTTATTGGTAAAGGCTTGCAAAAACTTGCGATTCGTTGCGGTTTCAATGTTGATTGCACAAATTACAAATTGATGGGTTGAAGGTTTATTGCTTTGTGATTTTTGTGTGCTTTGTGCGTTTTGTGCGTTTTGTGATTCATAAGCTGTTGATTCATTTGACATTTTAGTCACTCCCAACTTCATAATCTATAAACATAGATTCATTCCAGTCGATTAAAAAACCATCTTGGGTGATATTTTCCAAGACGTGTTTAGCATCCATGAATTTGAATCGCTCTTTACGTTGATCCACGCTGAGACCTTGCAATGCGCCACTTAAACTTAAATACAACAAGGCAGCCTTACAATTTTCAAAGCGCATAACTTCGAAAGGTTCATACACTTGAGCGACAAATTCCATAAAACCACTGTTGTCGGGGCAAATTCGCCCAATTACGATTTCCATGTTATTCACTCCCATCAAATAAATTTTGATTTCATAGGGTTAAATTGCTGATTTAAGGCCATATTCATTTTCTGGTGAACCCGCATTAAATGGGCCACAGAAACAGGCTCAGTCAACCATTTTTGCAAGGTCTCATCATAGAAAATGACCAGTCCGTGTACACCGAAAATGTCCCCGAAACACAACACGTCACGGACACAGTTCGAGCCGTCAAACTCAGCAAAACCAGTTGAGTCGATATTGACGTAGTCCACGCCCAATTCCTTGAGCTTGGTCTGAATATGATTAACCTCAGATTCAGTTAATACGCGCCCAGGATTTGGGACGAAGCCCATGTTGAAGTACAAGACACAGTTCTTGGTCGCATCATATGTGTGCAACTCTAATTTCGAGTTTTCACCTAATGTGATGCGGAGTTCAGTCGTTGTTTCTTGACTTAAAAATTTGCTTTGCTTTGTCATTATTTTTTACCTTTGATTGCGTATTTACGGAATGCCAGATGGTCGAGCATCAATGTTAAAACACTCATTGTTATGCCTGATACACAAGCGACCAACATTTGCTTTTTCAAAAGTTGTTGCTGTAGTACGTCCATGTACTGACCTTTGGTTATGAGCATAACCAAGATTAAGGTTATGTAGATGAACGCAGCCAGACTTAGGGTAGCCATAATTCGGACAAGGATTGGTGTGCGGTAATTCGATAATTTACTGTTAGCTTCTTCAAATAATAGCATCTTGGTTTTACTCACAAGCTATGGTGGATAAAATAGGTTATAAAAATGCCACACAGTGCGTCTAATTTGCTCTGTGTGGCGTTTTTATGGGTTAGGTGGTACTAGGGTAGCTTCTAGGTGTTTTTGAAGCTGTTATTGCTCATTTGCTTTGCGTTCTTGCTCAGATTTGTAATAAGCCAGAATGCGGTTCATTTTGTGTTGTGGTACACCTAATGTTTCAGCCATGAATTTTGCTGATAATCCCTTAGTGAACATCTCAGCAAATTTAATTTGTTGGTAATTATTCAACTGGGTATGTGGGTCGTAGTATGCACCCTCTTTATTTTTGGACATTACCAAGATTCGGCAATTGTTGGTTTGATAACCAGAGGATTTGTCCAACGTGATTACTTTGATTTTACGTTCTAGGGTTAGAGACACTGAACCAATAGACTCTCGTACCCATAGGTAATAGGGTTCGAAATCCTGCAGTAAGGGTTGAACTGGTACACGTGATTTCATCGTCATCATTCTACGCCACGCTTGATAGATCGGATGTTGCGCTTTTGGCATACCCTCAAGCAGTCGCCCTTTCGTTTCAGGGATTAAAGCTTGGCCCGACTCTAAAGATTTACGGTAAAACTCTAACGTTGGTAGTTTTGTCTGCTTTAGCATGGATCTCTCCGATGGTTGGGATTGAAGTTCAAACGCAAACTGAAACTCAGACTGAAACCCGAACTGAAATCTAAACAGGGAATCAGACTCAAACCTAAACTGAAACCTGAACTTAAACTGTAACTCAGTTGGGAATGAGAAAAGATCTCGTCTGAGACGGAGACCTTGAGGTTTTAATTTGCGTTGCTGATGAATGTAACAGAAACGCAAACTAAAGACAAGAACCTGCTAATTTTAGCTAAAAGTGATAAAAAACAAGGTTACTTTAGAGAAAATAACGGTGAAAAACGCTAAAATTTCATTTTTTTTCGGTTATGTCGGAGAAATTAACGATCAGGGCGGATAAAATAACGGTTATAGTAGAAAAATCAGCGAAAAATAATGAGATTTTGACGCTTACTAATGCTATGAAAAATCCGAGATTTTGACCAATTTCGCAGTTTTATTAGATTTTCGCAAAACAAGAAATCGTTATAAATCAGTCCTGTAACTCTAGCGGAAATAATTTTAAAATTTTCCTTCTGTGTGTAGTAAAAAGTGTTCTGTTATATTTTGTTACATTTACTTTTCTTCGCACACAAACAAATAAATTTAAATTTTAGTTCCAATTGAGTTACAGCATTGAAAAATAACAACTTCTGGTAACTGCAAAAATCTTTCATTTGAGACGTTTTCGCATTTAAAAACGTCCAAAACAACCAAAATGGTCAATGTCTCGGTCTTTTCCTCTGTCAATTCAGCCAACCCAACATGGTAAAACTTCAATAAAATCAGTCCTGTAACTCAATTGGGAATCGTCATAAAAGACATAACTCGATTGGGACTGAGAATGTTTCTCAACAATTCTCAACAAATTCCCAAATAACCACCACATCAACCGTCACATCAACAAATCACGCTCAATTTTTAACCAGTCACTTGGTTTGACTCCATCTTTCCAATTGAACTTGACCTTTCCTTGTTCGCTTTCAACGATCAAACGGTACTTTACAATTGGTTTTCCCGAACAAAGTTTGAACGCAGTCCCAACTTTTACTCGACTCAATTCCTTAATATGGCTGTCAAAACCAATAATTAACCCATTAAAACCCATCGGACGATAGGAAACTGTGCCCCAAACTTGGTCAAGAGCAGGAACTTGGTGGTTATTAATTTTGGTTTTGATTGCTTCAATCATTGACATTTTGGTATTCCTTGTATGTGAAAAGACCCAGGCCACGGCGTAAAACATGGTCTAGGTCTAGGTCTGTGTCTGTATTTGCGGCTATATATGTACTTATATTTAGGTCTCAGTCTGGATTTTAGTCTCAGTCTGAGACCAGTCTAGGCTCAGATTTCTGGATGATACGTGTACCCTGCATCAATAATATTTAGACGCAACTGGTCAAATAACTTCACCAATTCTTGACATTGTCGTTGGCGAATTTCAGCCAACATCATCCCTGCTTGATTCAAAGCGTTTGGTGTACCTGATAGACGTGCTTCTAACTTAATCAAATCAAGGTACATTTGCTCAACCTTAGCACCCCAAAGCTGAGCGTCCGTGTGGATTGACGCATATCTTAGGACGTTCACAAAATGACCCATGCGAACAATGGCACACGCAATTTTACAGGAATCAATCTTGTCTTCAAAAGAAGCATACTTTTGAACATTTTGGTGGTAAATGTCTGAAATTTTGTATTTATCCGCTGCTTTTTCTAGGCGTAATAATTCCTGCGGAATCGTAGGAATTACCAATTTTTTAAGGTTAGTATTTACGAACATAATCTTATCTCAACTTTTGAATTTAACGAAAATTTGCGATTAAGCAAATTACAAAACTGTGAAAGTCCCTATTTGGCGCACCTTACACAAACAAAAAATAACCACGGCTTGGCGTGATTATTTTTTGTTTATATACCGTGTCTGGGTTTCAGTCTGGGTTTCAGTCTGAGACCCAGATTTTTCTGGGTCTCAGTCTAGTTTTAGTCTGGGTCTGGATCATGCCACTTTTGCAACCTTGTCCGATTCTAGGGCCGTGATGCGTCCTTGTAAAACTTCCATCATCAAGCGAGCTTGGTCAAGGTCAAGGTTATTCAAAGTTGCAGTTAAAGCCGATAAATCAAGCTCTTTTGGTGATTCGATTTTTTCGCTCGGCTCACTTCCTGAAATTGTTTCAGGTTCGACTACTTTGTCAGTCGGCTTTGATGTCAAATCAAAAGCGATTTTTAAGTCGTTTAAACTTATTTGACCGTGGACATATTTAGAAAATACACCGTCACGCAAGATTTGAGCCTTGGCAATGATACGCTTTACATTATCCTTATTTTCTTGCGTCATTTCAGCGTTCGGCAATTTTGCCCATTTTTTAAACTCAAGTTGGTATTGGTGCAAATTATCATACTTGCAAGCTTTTAATGCTTTTTCTTGAGTAGTCAAGTTTAAAGCCATTTTTGTCACTGCATCTTCCAAACCATCATTAACAAAAAAGTCATATGTTGCATTCGATTTGCTTGACTTAACAGCTTTTACAATGTTCTTTAAAACACTTGCATTTTTACCAATATTTTCAATGGCTTGAATGAATGGTAACGCTTGAGAAGCAAGTGAAGCGTTGGCAACGTTGAATGTCGCATTATTTCGAGTAAATTTTAACATGGTGATATTCCTTAAAGGTTAGATGCCAGTCTATAGCGAATGCGGTATAAACTGGCTATTTTTAAAACGTTGATAAAACAGTATTTTGGATTGATTAAGCAAGTCGGATATTATAAACCTATCTTTTTTTTGTATCTGCTATAACACTTCTGTCTGTTATATGATCACTTGATCCGATACCATGCGCATTTCGTTAAAATACGTTTGACCTGTTTTTTTATTTATCGCTAGATCAACTTAGCTTTAGGGAGTGCAATCCGTTAATGTCGTTAGCATTACGTAATATTTCCCAATTTCCGCTTGCCTTATCAACTTGTATTTTGTATTTATCCGAATGTCTGTAGACGTGATAAAACTAGTACAATTTTGTTTCAACTAAGGTCTTTTCATCCCGATTTCAGGGATTTTGCCGAATGAATAAATCAATTCTGCTAGGTCAATGTTATAGCCTAGACCTTGGCTTGAGTGAGAATCTAGCTCATCACTAGACCCATAGAAATTTAGGGTGAGTCAGTCCGTGTAATAATCGAGATTTCCGATTAAAACTTAGTGTTGCAAGTAGGGCGTGCCTATGGCAAGCTATCCACTTGTAACGCATTCAGACTGTACTTTTTTCCTTTTTCCTTTCTATGTGTTCATTATATCCCCCTAAAATGAGTGTGGTATTTTTTTTCACTTTTTTTTCACTTTTTTTTATTCTTGAGCAAAATCAATGACTTACAACACAAGATACCTATAGGGTAGGGAGCTTTTTGCCCTTACTAAAAGTAAGTGAGATTGCCTGTGTACCACACCTTCCGCAAAAAATTTTTAGTCATTTTCTGTGTGAAGGTCTTTGTCACACCATGGGTCTAGGTCTGAGTCTAAAAATATTTAAATCTAGGTCTTTGTCACAGTCACAGTCACGGCATAGGTCACTTCATAGGTCTTTGTCTAGGTCTAGGTCTAGGTCTAGGTCTAGGTCTAGGTATGAATCAGCTTCGGAGGTTCGACCAGAAGATAAACCTTGACTTAAACAACACAAACCTTTAAAGGACAAACTTTTAATAAGGGTAAAAACGAGGAAAATTAAATTCAATAAATACAACAAGATATATTTTTGAAAAGGCGGAAAAATATAGTCTAATTAAAAACGTGTCACAAACAAAATCAAATACTTAGACGTAAAAAACTCAGCCGAAGCTGAGTTATTTTCAAAACATTAATAAATTGCTAATCAGGACACCGATTCAGTCATAATCTCAACATCCCCACCATCGGGAGCCACAATAGATTCAGGACGTTTAAAAACCACAACCGGAGGACTTAACCTACCCTCAAAGCCAACAACAGGCGGTCGAAAAGCTTGAGCAATCTCATAACCTGGTAAAGCATAGAGGTCGTCAGGATTATGTAGGCCAACCACAGCACCAGTCGTAGAATCATACTTGACAGGATTATGTGTGCACATAGCAATCATGGTTGCTGACTGCAGGATATAATCATACTTTTTATCCACACTGGCCCAATCAATTTCCAGATCGGAAACAACTGCAGCGACAAGATGTTCAGGTATATCTAACTTAGACAAAGGTTTTGATTTCGACAAAGGTTTTGATTTCGACATGATGGTTAATCTCTCACTTTGACAACAGAAGAAGTAACACCTTTCTGTCTTAATAATTCGGAAACCATTAAGCAAAACTCAACATTACGATGTGCTTGACCTAATTGTTCATTCAAATAAAAATAACCCGGTTCACCTTTAATTAAATCCAAACCGTGTTGCTCAAAAGCATCTTCACGCTTATTTTTTAAATTAGACAAGAGAACCATGTCATTGTTTGCAGTCCCACTATCCTCAATGGTTTCACAGACATTTTTGGCCTGTAAAACACAGGATTTAATAAGCATGGCAAAGAGTGCGTAATCAAAATTTGCATAGTTAAACATAATTATCCTCCAATCACTTGCATAAGTGTAAGCATTGAACCCATTAAGGTTGCACCGATAACTAGACCCCATGCTAAGAACCACCATTCACCTTTGGTCGGACCTACTGGTTTTTTATTCATAGCTTTTACCTCATCAAATAGATTCATAAATTTAGACTTAGATTTAGATTCAGATTCAGATTTAGATTCTGATTTAAATTGCTGACGATTTACATCGTCAGCGCATTTTTGATACGTATTCCACGATACCATTGGTTAATGTCCCCTTGTTTGCTGAAACGCTCAATACCACGTGATTTAATAATTTCATCCAACATTGAACGGAACTCTTGCATTTCAATATTACGACGACTACCAATACCCAAACGAAGGAACTGTCGGAACTGCAAATGCAGATCTAACTCAGTACATTCGTAAAGTTCCCCTCTTTTTGACTCAGGCATTTTCGATTTAATTTCAATGCTGTTGTCTTTTTCTAGGAAATACAACGTTGGATTCGTCTGGAATGCCAAAGTTGCCATAAGTTTTTTATGCGAACGTGGTAAAGTGTAACCGCCATTTTTTGCCAAACGCTGACCTGCTTGTAGAGCCCAAGCGAAAATAGCTTCACGCTCTTGGCTGATAATCTTTTTAGCCAAATCAACATCTACAGCTTCAACAGGTACTTGGCGGTCAAAATGGAAAAACAACCAACGACGTGTGAACCCTTCTGAAGTATCCATGGTCTTTGGCAAGTGATTTGACGCAGCCCAGTGTGCGCACGTTGGCTTCATCATGAACGACTCACGATAAAGTTGGTACACAGAGGTTGGTGAACCATCCACCACAGATTTAAATACATCACCTTCAATACGTTTACGTTCTGAAAGTTCCCCTACGATATTGATATTCTTGCGATTTAAGCTGACAAGCAAACGGTTTTCACTCATCTTATCAAAGCTGATTGATGCTTTTGCATCGTCAGGAAACAATGATCCGATGATTTCAAGCAGCACTGATTTACCTGTACGAGCCAAGCCAAAGAGTAAAAAAGCACGTTGATACTTGGTTGCGCGACCCATAAAGCTGACATAAAGTGCTTCTTGAAGTGCGCGTTTCATATCCTCAAAATCTTGGTGATGGCCCCAACTATCCGTCAAAAATTTGTTGAATAAAGGCATATCACCTGCTTTTTCAGGAATATAGCGATAAGGTAGAACATACGTTGCACCAAATTCACGTTGATGTGTTGTGAAATTTAATGGTGCTGCCATACCATCCACGAAGCGTTTTACCGCATTTTCCTGTGCTGCTTTGATTTCCTCATTACTCCACATACCCATTTGAGCACTTGGGTGATTCAAAATACCCTCACGAATACGTTGAAGTTCATGTTCAAGCGTCTCTGGTTTTGTCAATAGTTTGTTGCTTTGATTTTCAAGCACCATACCGTTGGCAACATTAACGAAAGCAATCTGGTTCTGGTTCAACTCGTTATCACATAAAATGAGTAGCTGCTTATACACACCATCAATATCCGAGTTACGTTTCATAATATCCAAGTGAGTAAAGTTCAAAGCAATGAACTGTTTCACTTGTTCAGGTGGGTAAGCGACCCAATGTGAACCCATAAATTTATAAACCAAACCTGCTTCAACACAGATTGGGTGCATACCATTTAATAGGTCTTTTACTGCCAAAGCCACCTCAGTATGCGTATTTAGTGTGATCTCTGTCGCACCATTACCTTCATCATCACCACCGACGGAAGTGCTTGATTTAAGGTCATTACGCATAGACTGGACTTTGCTTCGAAGATCTCCGACCTTGATTGGTAATCCAGACTTTTGCACGATTTTCGACAATAGAAATGTCTCGCGCACACGATCTTGTTTTTTGATCTGAGCAGCTTTCAACAGCATGTCATCAACCAGATTGATTGCTTCTTCCTCTGGTGTATTATCCGCTTCCTCATTGTAGTGTTTGAGGATTTGCTCATAGGACCATTCAGCTTGAATATCATCTAACTTGAATGCTTCCTTCTGATCAGGAGATAAACCCTCTGCCCAGTCATGAGGTAATGCGACTTTACGTTTGTTCAATGTTTGGCGAATAAATTTGATCAGGTTACGAACGTGTTTGTCCATATCCATTGGATCGCCTTCAACCTGCTCAGTGAAGCCGTCGTTGATTGCGTGAAGCATTTCAACGGCTTGCTTCAATGTAATTTTACCTTCCACAACTTCGTGAGCCAGTAAGCCACATTTCTGAGTAATTGAACTGTCGCGGAAACCTGCAGGTACAAATTCAACAAGTGAACCCATGCCTTTGTTACTTAAACTAATCCCTTCCAGTTCAATCAAATTACGCAGCTGCTGTTCAAGATCGTCAGGAATCATGACCAAGTCGTCGACTACTTCCCAAAGATTTGAATTGGATGTATATGCTTTTTGCGTATCTGGGTGAATAGACGGTGGCAATACCACTTGCTGACCAGTACACAAATATTCAACCAACGTACCGTGCTCGGGCGAGATCAATTTAAACGCACGTGGCACTTTCGGGTTAAATTTAAAGGCCAACACCATGCCTTTTTTACCGACACGTTTCCACGTATCAAAACCTGGTGGTAGGATTGATAGGATTCGTTCGATCAAACGATCATCGGCATAGTCAATATCGAGAACACCAACATTTGATTGCTTTCCTAAAACCAAACCAATGTTGTGGTTCGCAGGAAGTTGCAACCATTGCTTTTGAATTTCCTCTGGAACAGGGTGGTCAGAGAAATCAGACCAAGCATTCATCACAGGAATTTTTGACTTTTCCTTGAGTGGAATAACCGACATACCTTTGGCAAAGTACAGCGGAGCATAGTCGCGGAAGATATTAATCATGTCTTAGTCCAAATCATTCAATAGGGCAAGGTAACGATCAGCAATTTTAGTTAAAGACTCAGTCTTTTTAATTTCTTGGAAGAAACGACGAGTGATTGCTTCAATTTTTTGAGCTTTTTCAACATTGGTCAGCTTCAACAATACATCCACCTGCTCTTGTTGAAAGTCCAAAAACTTGGTCATTGCTGACATTTTTACAGTATCACTACTGCCTTTTGTTGACATTCGTTCCATATTGCGAACGATTTTCTCTAAACGAACAAGAATACCGTAGCGGTCACGATATTCTTCTGAGCGAGTTTCAATTGCTTCATTCAAATCTGAAAACTGACGCTTTATGTCCGCATTTTCCAGATCATGATTTAAATCACCCTCTGGGTTTCCAGACGTGTTGAGCTCTCCGGCATCAAGCATATTTTTAAATTTGTCTGTAAGTGTTTTGATTTTTGCCTTCATTAAGGCACTATATGGTGAACCATTAAGGTACTCTGGGTCTTGCATGTTGCCCATTAAAACAACAATGGAAGCTTCAAGTGCTTCCTGTGTGATCTTAGGATATTGGTCTGTCATGTCTTTTCCGCTGATATATTGCGTAATGAAGTTGATTATAGAACAGGGAACATGAAGCACAAGACGTAAAAATCAACAGGTTACGGTTATATAGATAAGTAGAAAAACTTATATAAAAATATGAGTTTTTTATTTATTTAAAATCAAAGAGATAGAGACTAGGATTTGAAAAACCGATTAAAAAAGTTGATAACTCTTTTAGGAATCAAATTTCAAGTTTTTAAAAAGGTGTCAAAATACCCAAAATAGGTGTTTTGTGTTTATACTGTGCTCAGTCAGAAATAAGGTTTATGCAAATGAATAAAGGCAGTTTCAAAGAACGGATGACTTCCTATGTGCAGGAATTGGTCAATCCTATCAGTTACTACGACTGGATTAATCAAAACACCACTATCCAAGGGATACCCTTCACGTGTGACCGTTATCCTTTCCAAAAGGCAATCATCAATGATATGTCTCAGGAACTTCATTGTATTAAGCCAAGTCAGGTCGGTTTAACGGAGGTGCAGCTACGAAAAGCACTAGCCTACGTGTCGCGTAACCCACACCGAAATTTAATTTACACCATGCCCGATGAGAACATGCGTAAGCGCGTATTCCAAAACCGTGTGTTACCACTACTGACACAGGATTCAGTATTCCATGGGTTGAACGCTGCAGGTAAAAAACCAATCCGGTCGATTGAGATTACTGAAATCAACAACTCACAGATGTTGATGTTCCCTGCCAATGAGAAAGCAGCAACGTCACAACCTGCAGACGTAGTCTTTAATGATGAGATTGACTTATCAGATCCCCAAATTATTGCTTTGTTCAACTCTCGACTGCAGGGTTCAGATGTAAAAATCAACCACAACTATTCTACACCGACTTTCCAAGGCATTGGGATTGATGCCTTATACGAGACTTCGGACCAACATGAATATATGTTCAAGTGCCCACACTGTGGTTTCTATCAACTACCCGAATTTACAACTAAATTCATTTATATTCCGGGGCTACCTGCAGAAGCACCAGATGATTTAAGTAAATTCGAACCTCAATGGTTGGATAAATATGGAATCAATACTCTGGATGCTCGCTCTATTTGTTGTAAATGTGGTAAGCAAGTCACATACGGAGATGAAGAAAATCATGCGTGGGTTCCCCGACACCCCCACCGCAGTAACAGTCGTGGTTATCGTATTAGTCCATTCTCTACTCGCAATTTGGATGCTGCTTACGTATTCAACACACTGATGAAATACATCCGTGGTGACAACATGAAAGGTTTCCAAAACACTGTTTTGGGTAAAACTCATGAAAGCTCAGATGAACGTTTGTCTGAAAGCTTATTACGGACTTTATTCACACCCAATTTTGACCCTATATTTGACCACAGCATTCAAGACCCATTCTTCATCGGAATCGACATGGGTAAAATCTGCCACGTCACCATCGGGTTTGCTTCATCAATGACCAATGTGAAGACTGTCTTATTTGAAACAGTGAAAGCAGAAGAATTGGAAGCGCGACTACCTTTTTATTTTTCTAAGTTTAATATTAAGATGGGTTTCATTGACCGATTACCGCTAATCACCACATCGGAATCGGTGCGTGATAACTCTAATAAGGTTATCATGCCGATGCAGTATGAATTAACGAGTGGCGGTCAAATGCTAACGCCAAAAACAGATGAATATGGTAATCTTTCATATGTTGCTGCACATCGAACTATGCATTTAGACAGATTAGCAAGTGCTGTCCGAAGTGGTTTTGTGGAATTTTCAGGCTATGGCAGTCAGAAAGACACAATCATTCAACACTTACGCGCAATGGTTCGTGAACTCAAGAGCGACAACAGCGGTACAGAAAAAGTACCGATGTGGGTTAAAAAAGATAAGAATGACCACTATTTCCACTCGTTAAGTTATCTCTACCAAGCAGTTATTCAATACTATAATGGTTGTAGCTTTTTAGACGATCAAGGTTATAATTCAACTATCTTTTTAGGTGGCATGGATAACTTTTTAGTGCCTAGTAATTCATTAACATTAATCGGACGAAAGTAATATGGCTGGACTAGACGTATGGGGAAAGATCGGTCAACTGGTCTTGCCCACCAACGCCCAGATGGGGGGTAAGGCTTTAAGCCCAACGTATAACCCTCAACAGTCTGATCAGGCAATTGGTGCACCCGAGACAAATATGCATCTTCGGGATTTGTTGTCAGAACGAACAACCGAAGAAGACAATGATCTTATTCAAACTTTAATGCAGTATGACCCAGATGTGGGTGCTGCAGTCGGTGCGTATTTAACTTTAAGTAATACCCCGATGCGATATATTGCGCGAACACCAGAGGGTGAAATTGATACAGATGCAATTGATAAAATTAGTCAATTGCTTGTGCAGATTTCCTACCCTGTGGATTATCAAGCAGGATTTACACCAGACCGAACAATTAAAACTCGAAATCAAGCATTTCGATATATGTTGCTAAAGCGTGGTGCTGTTTCTGCAGAAATGGTGTTGGACCAAGCCTATGGTTTGCTCGATATTCGAAACATCGATACAGGCACTTTAGAGTGGTACGAAAAACAGAATGGTTTCCTCACACCTGTTCAAAAGGTTGATAGTGATGAGGTTGACTTAAATATTCCAACTTTCTTCTACTCATCACACCGCCAAGACCCTGGTTCACCTTATTCTAAAAGTATGTTCATTTCGGTAATTAATACTGTTTATGCGCGACTACAAATTATTAATGATTTGTATAACATCATGCAGGTGACAGGTTATCCACGAATGGATATTAATGTCTTGGAAGAAACCTTAACAAAACATTTGCCTGATGAACATAAACGAGATCCGAAAAAACGTGATGATTATGTACGTAGACAGATCGCCACAATCACGGCAAGTTTCTCACAAATTCGTGCCGACCAACCTGTGGTTCACACCGATTCGGTTGAGGTTAAAACTTTAAATACACCAAACGGATCAGTTGGTATTGATATTCGCCCAGTGATTGAAGTATTGAATGCTCAAAATCAGGCAGCGTTGAAGTCTGTAGCAACTGTACTAGGTCGAGGTGAATCTGGTGTAAATACAGCATCCGTAGAAGCTCAAATTTTTAGTATGCAAGCTGCAGAAATCAATGAACCATTAGGCGCACTTTGGTCAAACTTATTGACTTTTGCCTTACGTCTATCAGGATCAACATCATACGTGGAAGTCTATTTCGATAAGCCTGAAATGCGACCCCCAAATGAATTAGAACCTGCACTTGTTCAGCGTCAATCACGTTTGCGTAAAGATCTTTCAGATGGTTTAATTACAGATGACGAGTATCATTGGCAAATGTATAATCGACCTAAACCAAGTTCGGCTCCCGACTTATCTGGCACAGGATTTGATAATCCAAAAGCAAGTAATGAAGGGGATGCTTCAACTGCAACGACCAATACACCGCAGAAAGATCAACCGAACTCTCGACAACGAGCACAGACACGATCAAGTGATAAGTCTGCCAAAAGCAACTCAGTGAAGTAGAGAATAATTATGTTTCGAATTGACCCAGAGAAAAATTCAAGAGTCAAGCAGAAACTACAAGCGTTGCTCGGGTCGAAATTCGACCTAAGCACTCTTGCTGTTTTTGAAGGTCTTGCGAACGATACGCTGCCGATTAAAAACGCAGGTGGTATGTACAACAATTCTCGAATGACAAAAGCGTACTTAGAAGGTATGGCTACCAAAGTTCAGAATGGTGAGTTTGTACCGATCATTAAATTACATGACCAACACGGTAGTTTACCAGTAGGGCGAATTTTTGATTCAGCTACTTTTACTTCTTCTGTATCAGAAGAAGAACATGATTTACATATCTTGTTTTATGTGGATCAGAAAAGTGAGCCAGATTTAGTCAACAAATTAGAAAATGGTACGATTGCCGAAATCTCAACTGGTTCTGCCCCATCAAGTCTACAATGTTCAGCATGTGGTTATGATTTCTTAGCTAGTGAAGACAGTAAACGTCGTCTTTGGGCTGGTAAAAATTATAGACCTTTATGTTCGGAAGGGCATCAATGGGGTGTAGGTGGAAACCATTTGAAACTCGCTTCACTCGGTTCTTGGAAAGAAACAAGTGCAGTCACACGTGGAGCCGTAACTCGCGCCCATATTTTGTCCGAAAAAGAATTGCGTTTAGCCACACAAAGTGGTGAAATTAATTTGGCAGCCCACGCAGATGATGATAAACTTCTGCTAGTTACATTACAGGACGGTGATAACAATCCTGTTTTTGATGGGAATGTTCCAACTGATCAAGGCAATGGGAATAATAAAATGACTGAAATTACATTATCTCTTGAGAAATACGACGCTCTTGTCGTCGCTCAAGGTAAGGTAGACTCAGCGGAAGCTAAATTTGCTGCTAGTGAACAAGCACGAATTGATGCAGAAGCTAAATTTGCTGCTGCTGAACAAGCGAAAGAAGCTGCAGAAACTGCTAAAGCAGCCGTAGATACTCAGCTTAATGAAGCAAATGAAAAAATCACACAACTTACTGCTCAATTAGCTGCTGCCACCACTGGTGCAGGTGATAAAGGTAAAGGTGTAGGCACAGATGGAGCAGAAGGTGACAAGCCAGAAGCCAATCTTGCAAATTCAGTAAATGGCTTGGATACAAGCTATTTCAAAGTAAACCGCTAATTTGCGAGGTGATTACTAATGGCAAATTATAAAGTAACAACTACTGGTATCCCATTCCGTGAAAGTCGTTTCACATTTGTGGGTCAAGGTATTACAGAAGCTGACGTAGGTAAAGCTGCAACTGTTGTTCTCGCAGGTGATGCAAACCTTGTGAAACTTGCAGAAGCAGATGAACCGATCTTAGGTCGTATCGAAACAGTTGAAATCGAAATGAACGGCAGCATCATCGTCAACGTACTTATGTCCGGTGGTTTCCGCTTGGCATGTGCTAAAGGTGAAGTGTTCAAAGTAGGCGACACTGTCAAACCTGGTGCAACTGCAGGTTTAGTGGCAGCAGGTGTTGCTTCTACTGATTTGCGTTTCTTTGTGTCCGAACCTGCGTCTGACGAAGGTTTCGTTGGCGTTATCAAACTTTAAGGGGTAGAGGTTCTTATGACAGCTTCTAATTTAAAATTCTTCACTGGCGGTAAACGTCTTCCGGCTGCAGACGTTGTAGCCAAATTGATGAACAGTGATAAAGGTACGGCACGTGAAAATGCCATGCTTCTTTTGCAAGATGCAAACAGCATCGGTTATGGCCTTGATGCAACGCTTCATCAAATGGTTGAGTCGCCAATCGCAGGTCTGAACGGTAATGAAGCATTATTCCATGCTTTAGGTGTTCCACTGAACCTTAAAGATGATGCAGCAATTGCAGCATTCGCAGCTTCTTCTACTTCATTCATGACGAATGAAGGTTTGAAAGTATTGCTTCCATCACTTGTAAACAACTTGCTTCGTGCTCAACAGAACACAGCGATTGTTGAACGTGTTGAAGACTTAATCCTACAAACACGTATGGTTAAATCAAGCGTACTTCAAAAAGAGATTGTGTACGATAAAGAATCTAATGATTCTTACGCAACTCACCGTATCGCAGAAGGCGCGAACATCCCGGTTCGTACTTTGAAAGCAGGTACAAGCAATGTGAAATTCTTCAAAACCGGCCACGGTATTGAGGTTTCATATGAGTTCATCGAAAACATGACTCCTGATATTCTTGTGCCATACGCAAACCGTATTGCATTCGAACGTAGCCAAACTGAGCATTTGATCGCTGTAGAAACACTTATCAATGGTGAATCTACTGATCCAAACTCAAACAACGGTGCGATCAAGCAAGACAGCCTTGACACAATCGACGGTAAATCAGCAACACCTTTACGCCAACGTGCAGAAGGTTTCATTAAATGGTTAATCAGCTGTGCACGTGCAGGTCGTCCAATCGACACTATCGTAATCGGTTGGGATACTATCCTTGAGTTACAATTCATGTTCCCAGTGACTGATGCAACAGGTAATGCTGCTGTAGGTCTTGGTGGCGTAGCTTCTGGTACTCAATTGGCTCAAATGAATGTGTCAATTGCACGTGGTATCAACCTTAGCCTTAACGTTGTGATTTCGTCTCAAATCGAGCCGAATCAAATTTTAGGCTTCCGTAAAGGCGAAACTTTGGAACGCTTGATCAAATCTAACTCTCAAATTGATGAGATGGAACGTGCGATCCGCAGCCAAACAATCCTTTACACTCACACAATCATCTCAGGCTTTACATTAGCCTACGGTGATTCGCGTCGACTACTTACTTGGACCTAATCCTCTGATTAAGTAAGATTAATAAAAACCACCTTTATAGGTGGTTTTTATTTGCTATAATCTTTTCAACCCATTCACATCAATTGAGAATCAAAAAATGGCTAAAATCTTTATTACCCCAACACCGGGTACTGCTCGTATGATTTGTGGCAAAGTAATGACTGGTGGTATTCATTATGCTGCAGTAAATAAAGTAGATCTTGAAGCTCGAAATGCAATGGCATTAGGTTATGCAGTTCAGCTTGAAGGTTTAGAATTAAAAGATGGAATCACTATTCAACAGTATGAAGAACTATACCGTGAAACTCTAGCTTCACGCGAACGCGATTCAAAAGAATCAGCGGAAGATTTCTACGCCAATGTGGTTCGTTTCACTGTTGAAGCTTTGAACTCAGAACAAGATGGTGAAGCTGTAGTTGAACCTAAAAAGACAACTAAAAAAGCAACACCAAAAGCTGAAACCACTGGTGAAGCTGCTGAGAAAGCAGGGGAATAATAATGCAATATTTAGCACCTAACGATGTTCATATTCTTAACGTTCCTGTAGTCGTTGGTGCTGAATATACAGTTCCAACAGCAGATGGTAAATTGACAACCCGAATTGGTTTAACTACGGAAACAACAATTATTCCAAAGGTTGAATCTAGTACATTGGATGTACCTCTAAATACTCCAAACGTATTACCAGGTCAGCTTCAAATTTTATCTGTTATGTTGACGATCCCAACAGCTGCAGGGATTCTACGGTATCGTGAAAACTTCGGTGTGATCGACCTAATGGATATTCCTGCAACTGGTGAAACTGTTCGAAACTTCTTGGGTTTGACCCATTATGAAGTTGAAGATAAAGACATGGATCTCGAAGGCAAATATCTTGCTTTGTACAATGTTTTTATAAATGACTTCCATAACGCTCGACAAAGTAATCCATACCTTACAAAGCTGTTTGGTGACTTGATTGCTGTAACCGAAGCACTAGCTTTGGCTCCAACACTAATTATTCGAATTGATAAAAAACGAGCAACAGAAAACGGTGAAGTAACCCGATTTGGTGATGCAGGGGATTTGGAAAGTTTGATTGATTCTTTGAAAGGTAAGCGAGACGATATTCTAGCCGAACTAGGTGAATTTATCGAAGAAGAAACCTTGAATACTGTGGCTATTCTTCAATTCGTTCCTATGTATAACTTTGCTACAGGAGGTGCTTAATGGCTATTCCTTTAGTAAATAAACAACGATTTAAAGAGACATTTCGTATCTTAGGAAAACCCAATTTGCGTATTCTCGCACTGGTGCACGAACCACCAGATGATATTCGTTATTCCAATAACTCAGTTATTCGAATGATTGAGACTGCAGGAAATACTCTTGAAGTAAAAGGTTTGCAAATCCAAAACGTGGGTCGTTCAAAAGCAACATATATTATGGGTTCTTTTCTAAATTACAGAGATGACCGAACTTATCGCGCATATGAAGCTACACACATGGACTTGGAATGGAAACGACAGGTGAAAGAAAAACACCCAGTCACTGGCTTAGACACAGGTAAATCTGTATATGTGACTTTAGGCACAATCAATATTAGTGTGTTATGGGATGCCAGAGCACCGAACGACGATAAAAACCCGACTCAATTTTCCACTATTTATAGTTCAGACCCAATCATGGAAGCCGACATTGTTGGCCCATTCTTGATTCGTCAGGTGAAAGAAGATTATGGTTTGACTATGGCACGTGCTGAATATAGGAGCGTTTAATATGGCGAAACCTCCTGTAACCCTCACTGGCGTAGACACTATGCTGCTAACCATTGAAGGTAGATTTAACCAAGAAATGGATAAAAAGGTTCTGGATGTGTCTGGACCATTTATTACAGCTATGGATGCTGCAGCTAAAAAAGTGTTTAAATCAATGGCTGTTGGTGCAGAATCGGGAGGTATTCGAGCATACCCAGTAATGGGTACACATACTAAAGCACCTTCTTTTTTAGCACCTTATATTCCAAGTGGTCAGGAATGGAGACCACTTAATAAAAAATATTTACGATATAAAAAGAAAATGGTACTTCGTGGCAAGATGGAGACTGCAAACATGTGGTCAAAATCAGGAGGTCTACGTAGACAATTTAAGACTAATTCGGCTATGCTTGCCACGAAAACAGGTAATACTTTTCGAGATAAACAATTTTTTAATGAAAAAACTGGGGAATATGATTCTCGTAAGTTGAATATGCAAAAACCAGAAGATCGACTATTCAAAACGATACCAGTTCAGGGTAGAAACACGGGTAAGAATGCATTAGGTTATGATTTTGAATACAACACATGGTCTCAAGTACCTACAGTTAAATATACTGCAGCCCATCCGACCAAGGCAACAGGCACAACAATGCCTAGAAGTCGATTAGGTTCAATGCGTCGAGCAATTGAATTTAATGTTTTCGGAGGTTTTGCCAAGTATGTTCAGGGTCAATTAGACGGCACAGGTCCTCAAATGTCTCCAGAGGATTTTATCGCCACAATCACACTAGGTGATAAAAAACATCAAAAGAACCCGAATGCTAAAAATATGACTGATGTTTTATCAGGTAATGTTAAAAATAAGCGAATCAAAAACAAACTGTATTATTTCGTAAAAGGGAAAAGACAACAACGAGCGTTGATCCAACCTTATATGCGTTATTATTTCAACAAAATAATGATACCATTGGCTAGAAAATTATTAGGTGTAAAATAGTAATGGCAATCGTAACCAGATCCTATGAATATCGTGATATTTATGTCAGCCTATTAAAATATTTAGGTGATGTTGCTTTACGAGTGGCAGCAAAATATGACGTTCCCCCACTAACAGTCATGAACCTAGACAGTGTCACAGATTTTGCCAAATTACCTGCAGGTGACATTATTTTTGTTTCCGACTGGACTCTATCAGCAGATGGTCACACCTATGGTGATTACCATGAAATGTTGTTGGGTTTCAGTGTTGTAAATGATGTAAACTTTACCCGACTAGAAACGATGTACATGAACGAGCTTATGCTTGATGTGACACGTCGTAAACCTTGTCGAACTGCTATTGATATTTACAAAGAGAACGGAAACGGTGTAGTTGGAACATTAGTTTATTCTGATGACTTCGAAACTATGTCAATCACCAGAAACGATGCAAGGTCTTTTAAAGCGGTGTCTGTGACTATGCTGAGTCCTCAACGTTTGAATGAAAAAGGTGGTGAAGCCTAATCTTTTTGTTTATAATTTGGCAAGACTATTAATAGTTATAACAATTGTTGAGGAACGCAGAACATGACAGTTCAAAATTTTGGTACAGCGTTGGGCGACGGTTTCGTTTTAAATGAAGCAACCCTAATGATCGGTCCATTGGGCTCCGCTATGGATTTAACCGAAGAAAAACACAGCTTTGGTTTATTCAAAAACATGGCAGTTACCAATGATAAAACTTACCAACCTTTAAATCAGGGTCTTCGTCAAGAACCTGTTGCTCAAGTATTAACTAGCGACAACTGGACTTTTGCAGGTAATGGTTACGAATACAACCCACGCACGATCATGTATGCGTTAGGTCAAGCAGGTTATACTGCAGATCCAACCGCCCCACGTGTTAAAGTTTCAGTAGCAGCTCCGGCAGCTGTAGGTGAATCTACAATTACTGTGGATGTTTCAACAGGTCTTGCAGTAGACGACTGGATTATCTTATCACCATTAAATGGTAGCTCGGATGGTCTTGCTTATAAGATTAAAACTTTAGCGACTAATGTGATTACATTAGATCGTAATCTTGTTGCAGCTGTAGCAGTAGGCGATAAGATTGTTAAATCAACCTTAATCATGACCAACGATCAGGATAGCTGTTCAGGCGCGAATTACTACTCAGCGAAAATTGTTTCTGCTGACGTAAACTGTAACCCAATCGTTATTGTGGCTCCAAAAATTCAAATTACATCGGGTCTTAACTTGACTTTTGGTGTGTCTGATTACGCAAGCATGGGTTTCCAAGCAACACCAATGGCGTTGACTCGTAAAGATGCAGGTTATGATCTTTATGTTGAACAAGGTCGTTCTAAGGTATTTTTAATTACCTAATTCTGTGTATAATAAAACCCACCCAAGCGTGGGTTTTATTTTTGAGTGGAGAAAAACATGTCCGAACAAAACAACGGCAACGGTGTTATGGATTTCCTTATTGGTGGTCAACTACGCACTTTAAAGTTTACTGCAGCGACTCGTTACCGATTATTTTTGAATATTGAGACCCAAGATATTCAAGCTTACATCTCAAGTGATGCTTTCAAAATTTCAGCAACAGGTATGCTTATTTTTGGTAAAGAGATCATTGGAAAACCTTTGGCAGACGTTTTGGATATGTTTGACGAAGTAGGTTTAACAGACGATGAAATGGAAGAAATCGTAGGTTGGGTGCGTAAAAGAACATTAAATTTTATGTTGAAAGAAGCCGAACAAATAGCGGAAGCGTTGAACCAGAGTCTTCCACAAGCGATAGGATTAAACAATACATTGACTGGTTTGCAGACCTCAGCTTTACCGAAGTAGTTTGTTTAATCTACCAAATTAACTATTCAGATATTGATGATTTTTTCTGGACAGTTACGATGGAAGATATAGAGATGAAGATCAAACTCTATATCCAAGAAAAACAAACCAATTTTGCACAAGCTCACGAAATATTAGTTTTATTAGCAAAAAGCATTCTGGGAACATCTACAAGTCCTGAGTCAAATGATACAATGTCGGAAAAGTTCCAAAACTTACCTGTATTAAATGACGTGAACCAAGTAGCGCAATGGTTCAAAGGAAAAAAACAGAATGGCTAATGGCTCTAACGCACCAATCAACATCGGACTGAATCTCCAAGGCAACGCCTTGGGGTCAGTCGATGAATTGACCAAACGTATGATTACTCTCCGAAATGCTGCAAAAGAGGTCGGGGATAATTTATCTTTAATTGATAAGAATATCAAAGCGTTAGAGGGTAAGAACGCCAAGTCCCCTTCAAACAAAACTTTGAAAAACCTACGTCAACAGATTGACCTTTTAAGTACATCACCAGATGTGCTTATGCAACGTTACTATCAAAATTTAAATCGCTCGAATCAAGCGTCTCAAATCAACCAACTGGTCAACTCAAACCGTCAGTTCTCTAATCCAAATACGATGAACTCAATCTTGCAACAGTTTGATCCTAAAGTTGTAAAGCAAGCACTTGAAATTCGAAAAACCGCTGCAGACCTATCTGGTGATATTAAGAAAGTCAAAGCTGCAGAACAAGCATTAATTCAGTATAAAAACACGTTGAAGCAATTGAATACCGAGTTCAAAGGCTTGGCCTTCATACGTCAACAGCAAGATGCTTCGATTCAGCAATTAATGAGTTTACCTGCAGGTACTGCAGCACTACAAAATAACATTAATGGTCGAAACCTGAACCAGTTTGCTACTGGGGCAAAGGAAAGTGCCATTAATAAGTACATGCAGAACCCGAATAAGCTTGCACCAAGTTCTCAAAATTTTGCGGCTGCTACACCTGAACAAATTCGAAAAGAAATGCAAGCCAATGCATCTAAAGTGGCTGCAACTCAAAGATTGATGGGTCAACTGTACCTACAAGATCCGGCAAAAAATCCTGCCGTCTCTCAACAGTTGAATCAATACAGTCAAGTATTGGCTAAACTTGAAGAAGAACGTACCAAGCTTCAAGCCATTGGAACATTGCGTCGCGCCAATTTGCGAACTACTGACGAAGAAATTAAAAAATTACAGACCTCAAACGATATTATTAAAAACAATCAACGTTTGGAAGCTTTAACCAAAGGTAATTTAAACGTCAAAACTTTGTCTGCAGAACGTATTGCTCAGTTGTCCCCTACTGATTTAATCGCTCGTCAAGAAACAATGACAAAACGCTTGGCTCAGGCAAAAGCGGTTATGCATAAAGCTGACGAGTTAGGGAATCGAAAAGCACAACAAGACTCAGCCAAATTGGTTGAAGCGTACCGCAAAGAATTGGAGATGATTAAGGCCAGAACCCAGGCTGAACGTGACAAAAATAAACCAAACGCGCTAGTTGAACGATATAACCAAATGAGCACCGGTGAATCTAGTGGCGCACTTTTGGGGATTCAAGGTTTATTAATGCGTAACTACATGATCTGGGGCGCGTTCATGGGCTCCATCACTGGTAGTTATGCTTTCCTACGCGACTTTGAACTGGCTTTAAAACAAACTCAGGCGATTTCTCAGGCAACCGATACTCAAATGGAAGGTTTAAAAACTTCTATTCTTGAGGTAGGTGAAAACTCACGATTCACTGCGGTTGAAATCACCGAAGCTGCCACCACCTTGGCACAAGCAGGTTTCTCACTTGCTGAGATTCAAAAAACCTTAGAATCTGTAACTTTATTGGCAACAGCAACTGGTTCTAGCTTGAAAGAAACTGTAGATATTGCGACTGCATCCTTGGGTGCGTTCAAATTATCAGCAGACAACATGCCACGCATTGTCAACCAAATTACCCAAGCAATGAACTTATCTAAATTGGATATTCAGAAATTCCAATTAGCTGTTCAATATGCAGGTAACGCTGCATCCGATGCAGGTTTGAACTTTGAAGAACTCTTGGCTTCTGTCTCTACTGTTGCCAATGCCGGTGTTCGTTCAGGCTCAACACTCGGTACAGGTTTCCGTCAATTACTTACCGATTTGATTTCACCATCTCAAAAATTTGAGAAGATCTTGACTCGTTTAGGTTTGACCACTTCTGACATTGACGTTCGAACCAACGGTCTCGTTGGTGCGTTGAAAAAACTTAAAGAAGCAGGATTCACCACTTCTGACGCATATGAGTCATTCGAAGTCCGATCTGTGGCTTTCTACACCGCCTTGGCAAACAACATCGACACCTATGATAATTTAACAGCGAATTTGGACAACAATACCGCAGCTATGGATGCTAATGAGATTCAAATGAACTCACTTGGTGCTCAAACTGATCGTATGTTCAACCAATTTAAAGCATTATCTGAGGTAGCAGGTGGGGGTTTACGCGATAGTTTAACAGACCTATTCCACATTATTGGTGACGTAACTACTATTTTGATAGATGCAGCCAATAATGGTGTAGTTCGATTCACAATCCAAGCCGTAGCAATGGGTGCTGCATTAGGTGGTGCTACAATCCTGGTACGTGGAATGGTGGGAGCTGTGGCCGGTTTAATCGCTACGATGCGCGTAGCAGGTATGACTTTTGCCCTAACTAACCCGATGATTTTTGCCATCTCAACAGCAATAGCCGGAGCCGTCATTGGTTTCCGTATGTTGACTAAAGCTACAGAAGACACAAAGAAGGCTGTTGAGGATAGTAAAACAGCACTAAATAATTTGAAGGACTCAGCAACATCCCTGTCCGGCAGTATTTCTGAGGTAACAAACAAACTCACTTCATTAGAATCTCGCTTCGAAAACATCAAAGATGATCCTGCAACATTGGCTGTGGAAATGAGTAACTTGCGCACCAAGGCAATGGAGTTAGGTGTTACTTTAGAAACCGACTTGACTGGCAGCATTGAGTCTGTGAAAAAAGGTTGGCAAGAACTTCGCATCGAACTTGGCAAAGAACTTGAAATGAACTTGGATCGTCAAGTTTCTGAGTTACGTAACTTGTCTGCTTTGACTGCTCAAATGCGCTCCGATGAAGCTCAACGAAATAAACCAACAAGTTTAAACAGTGCTAATAAAAACGGCTATGGTTTAATTTACCAGTCTGATAACTTAATTCGTCAAGCAGGAGCTAAACCAAAACTTACAGGTGACGATGCTACAGACTTCTTCACCTTAATGGGTGCTTTCAACAACGAAGCGACAAGTTTAGATGTATTCCGAGAAGCTGCAAAAATTGGAGGTAAAGGATCTCCAACTGGTGAACAATTAAATGCAATGCTTGAGTCTTTGTCTAATGATTTAGAAGCACCACAATCAAGTGATGTGATTTTGAAAAAAGCACCAGAGTGGACCAAGAAAGCTAACCAAATGCTTACCGCATTAAATAAGGCGCGTGATGCTTATTTAAAAGCAGCTAATAATACAACATTAAGTGTTGAAGCTCGAAATAACGCAAAAGTTTCCGCTAAAAGCGTAACCAACTTGGCGAAAACAGTTCAAGATATTCAAACATATCTAAATTCGATTTCAACACCTTTGGTTCAAGCAGAAACATTAGAAAATCAAGCAGCTGCTCAAGGTTATCAAAATAAAATTAATACTCAGTTGATGAATGGAACACTAAAAACTGGTAGTAAAACCAACTGGGGTAAAGCTCTTTCTGTAGCTGATCCAACTAAGGCGAAACAGGTTAGTTCCGCAAATGTTCGATTTATGCGTGATGAATTGATGCCTTATATCCAAGAAGCAGCTGCAGCTACTGGATTACCTGTGGAATACATTATGGCCCACATGGCCCAAGAATCTGGATTCAGTCGAGATAAAGGTCTACTTGGTAAAAACGCAGATGGTTCAACCACCTCCGCAATTGGTTTGATGCAGGTTACTAAAGGTGCAGCCAAAGAGGTGGGCGCGGATTACAACACCATTTCAAAAGATTACCGTGCCAACATTATGGCAGGTGCTAAATATTTGAAAAAAATGGTTGACTCCACCGATGGTACGCTATATAGCGGATCTCGCGCATACTTCATGGGTCCGGGCGATTGGAGAAATGAGAAAAAAACTGGTAGAGGTCAGCGAACAGCCGAAGCTAATACATATGCACAAGGTATTTTCTCTACAGCGCAAGCAGTACAACGAGGTAGCTTTGGTCAAGTCATCACCCAACGCAACGCAATGCCTGAGCAATTAAATAAAAATGTTACAGCCATGGCTTCTTTAACATCACTGCA